GATGCGGTGCTGTTCATGCTGAGTCGGATTGCGTTCTGCCGACCCGATGGTCGCCAGATGAAACACAACAGCGGCGGACCGTCGTGCCTCATCGCGTACGGCCAGCAAAACGTAGATGCACTCGGCGTCTGCGGAATCCCCGGGCGTCTTTTCCGAATGAGGACCAACAGCAATGCCGCTTAGTGATCGCTCCACCAATTCACACGGACCAACCACGTCGGCGATCGCCCCCTGGTTCGGCAGTAACCGCACGAACGCGGCCGCTGTCGGTGCGGCTCTCGGTAAGTGTGCGTGGGTTGGAATCCCGTTCGCAGGCGGCTGCTGCGAGATCCTGCACATCAAGACGCGGGCCGGTGTCGCCAATGATCTGCATCGGCACTTGATCAATCTCTGTCGTGTCATCGCAGACGCGGCGCTCGTCGAGCAGCTCGCCCGCAAGCTCGCTGACACGCCCTACCACCCCGACGTGCTCTCTGGAGCGCAGAAGCGTTGCATCGAGCGCGAATGTGCGATCGAGCCGAATCTGTTCATCGGCGGCGAACTAGCGAAGCCGCTAGACGGCGCTGACATCGATTGGGCCTATGACTACTTCGTCTGCTGCTGGATGGCGCGGAGCGCGAAGGCTGGGACGCGCGGGGAGTTCACCGGCGGCGTTCCGGTTCGTTTCACATCATCGGGCGGCGACTCGGTTGTCCGATTCCGATCCGCGGCAGACTCGCTCGCAGCATGGCACCGCGCGGCGATGGGATGGAACTTCACCACCGTCGACGCATTCGACTTCATCGCTCGCGTCGGCGACGAGGACGGCCACGCAATCTACTCGGACGCCCCGTGGCCGGACGACGGAGCCGACTACTCACATCCCTTCGAAGATCGACATCATCGCCGCCTCGCCGCCGAACTCCTGAGATTCGTAAAGACGCGAGTCGTCATTCGGTTCGGCGATCACCCCCTCATTCGCGAGCTGTACCCCGGAGCGAATTGGCACTGGTCATCGTTGCGCGGCCGCGATCAGGCCAACGCTGCGATCGAGGAAGTTCTGATCATGAACAAAGCGGCACATCAGGTGAGTCAATGATTCTGGGAAAAACCGACAGCGGCAAAGAGTTCAAGCTCCCGATCGAACTGGTCACGCAGACGGTGGCGGTGCTCGCGAAGCGTGGCGTCGGCAAGACGTACACCGGCTCAGTGATGGCCGAGGAAATGCTCGAGCGCGATCAGCAGATCGCCGTGCTCGACCCGACGGGCGCGTGGCACGGGTTGCGATCGTCGGCCGACGGCAAGCACGCCGGGTATCCGGTCGTCGTGTTCGGCGGAGAGCACGGCGACGTTCCCCTGCAGGAACACGCCGGCGAAGTGATCGCGACGTCGATGGTCGAGCGGCGATTCTCCGCGATCATCGACCTGTCACTATTCCGAAAAGGTCAGGCCCGACGATTCGTCACGGCATTTCTCGAAACGCTCTACCGGCTCAACCGGGAGCCGCTGCACCTGTTCGTCGATGAGGCCGACGACATCGCCCCTCAGAAGCCGATGGGCGACGAAGCGCAGATGCTGGGGGCGATCGAGGACATCGTTAAGCGCGGCCGGAAGAAAGGCATCGGCTGCACGCTCATCACGCAGCGGCCGGCGGATCTCGCCAAGCAGGTTCTGACGCAGTGCGAAATGCTCATCACACTCAGGATCGTGCACCCACGCGATATCAACGCGATCAAGGAATGGGTGAACGTTCACGCCGACCCGCAGGAAGCGAAGGACATGATCGCCAGCCTGCCGAGCCTTCCGATCGGGCAAGGGTGGTTCTGGTCGCCGGGCTGGGGCGACATCTTCGACCTGGTCGCGGTTCGGAAGCGCCGCACGTTTGATTCGTCAGCAACGCCGAAGCCGGGCGAGAAGGCCCGCAAGCCGTCGGTGCTGGCGACCGTGGACATCAAGGCTCTCGGCGAGCAGATCGGCAAGACAGCCGAGGAAGCGAAAGCGAACGACCCGCGGGAACTGAAACGCCAGGTTGCAGACCTGCAGCGACAGCTCGTCGAGGCCGCGAAGGTGAAGCCCGGCAAGACGGAGATCAAACGTGTCGAGGTTCCGATTCTCAAAGAACCACAAGTGAAGCGATTGGAGGTCGTGTGTGAACGGCTGAATGGCGCATTGACCGCGACCGTCGAGCGATTCGTAAAGGCGGCGGAGTCTGTTCAAGCGGCCGCACACGAACTGTCCGCGACCATCGGCGTCGCAACGAAGGTGCAGTCTCAGACGGTGACGATCAGCGCCGGTGCTGTGAGTGTGCCGCTTGCGACGGTCACAAGGCCACCGGCCGTTCCGGTGAAGCGATCGAACGCCAATCGCGACGAAACGCTCGGCGGCGCACCGCTCCGAATCCTGCAGGCGCTCGCGCAGCACCCCGACGGATTATCCGTACGTGCGGCCGGCATTCGCAGCGGAGTGAGCCCGGGCCTCAGTACGTGGCGCGGAGCAATCAAGAAACTCCGCGATCCCGGCTACATCGACGACTCGGGCGACAAGATCAAGATCACTCAGGCGGGCGTCGCAGCCGTCGGCGACTTCGATCCGCTTCCGACGGGTCCGGCTCTCATCGAATGGTGGTGCAAAGAACTGCCGGACGGTGCGTCGAAGATGCTCAAGCTCCTCGCATCGCGCTATCCGTCCGCCGTCTCTCGTACCGATCTCGCCGCTGCCGCTGGCTGCGACGAAGGCGTCAGCACGTTCCGGGGATTCCTGGCAAAGCTCCGCGCGTTTGAACTCGTCGAGGACTCCGACGATGGGCTGGTTTTGAACGGTGAGTTCGCATGAATGCGACAACCCGAACATCCCGAAGACACGCCAGCCGATTCGCTGCTGACATGTTCGATGAGCTGGTAATCGACAACTTCGCCGGCGGCGGCGGTGCGTCGCTCGGAATCGAACGAGCAATCGGCCGGGCATGCGATCTCGCGATCAATCACGATGAAGCCGCGATCGCGATGCACCGGGCGAACCATCCGGCGACTCCCCACCGCTGCGAAAACATCTGGCAGGTTGACCCGGTCGAGGCGACGGGTGGGCGTCGGGTCGGCGTCGCCTGGTTCTCGCCGGACTGCAAGCATTTTTCGCGGGCGAAGGGCGCGAAGCCGGTGGACAAGCGAATCCGCGGCCTCGCGTGGATCGTGGTGAAGTGGGCCCGAGCGGTTCGGCCTCGCGTGATATTCCTTGAGAACGTTCGCGAGTTCGAGACGTGGGGGCCGCTCACCGACGACAACATGCCGTGCCAAAAGCGCAAGGGCCTGACGTTCCGACGCTGGGTCGGGTGCCTTCGCAATCTCGGGTACGCGGTCGAATCGAAGATCCTCAACGCTGCCGACTACGGAGCCCCGACGCATCGCCGCCGGCTGTTCATCATCGCCCGCTGCGACGGCCTGCCGATCGTCTGGCCCGAGCCGACGCACGGCCCGGGGCGAGCGAAGCCGTACCGAACGGCGGCTGAGTGCATCGACTGGACGCTGCCATGCCCGAGCATCTTCGAGCGAAAGCGCCCGCTCGCTGAAAAGACGTTGCGGCGGATCGCGATGGGGATCAAACGATACGTGCTCGACAACCCCAAGCCTTTCATCGTGCGAGTGCAGCACGGGCGGGATGAGTTCCGCGGCCAGTCGATCGATCAGCCACTCGGGACCGTCACGGCGAAGCACGGCTACGGTGTCGTCGCGCCTCACATGGTCGAGGTTCAGAACGGCAGCTCCGAAACCGGGCACCGCGCCGTCGATCGACCGGCTCACACGATCACCGCAAACCCGAAGGGCGGCGGGATGGCGCTGGTCGCGCCGCACCTGTCGAGCTTCTACGGCGAGGCGCCGCATCAGGACACGCGCGGCCAAGTGGTCGAGCAGCCGATTAACACCGTCGTTCCGGCCCCGAAGCACGCACTCGTTTCGGCTTTCATGCAGCAGTATTTCGGCGGCATGGTCGGGAAACCGGCGACGGAGCCTGTTCCGACCGTCACGGCGATCGATCACAACGCGTTGACGACGGCGACGCTGGTCGGCGTCGGTGGACGCGCGGGCCAGTCGCCGCCCACCGCAGTCGATGAGCCGATCCGTACGACGACAGCGAAGGCGGATCGGGCACTGGTTGCCGCGCACCTGACGAAGTTCCGGGGCGAGAGCAAAGGCGCACCCGTCAATGCACCGATGCCGACGATCACGTCGGGCGCAGGTAGTAAGCGGCCGGCTGGGGCAGCTCACGCGATGGGTGTCTCTGCCGCGCACCTGACGCAGCTCCGTGGATCGAATCAGGGCAAGGGCGACATTGACGAGCCAGTCCCGACGCTGACGGCGGGCGGCAATCACATCGGCCTCGTGCGGGCGTTCCTCGCGAAGTATTACGGGCAGGGCGTCGGCCAGACCATGACCGATCCGCTGCACACCGTCACGGTCAAGGATCGTTTCGGGCTCGTTGTCATCGACGGCGTCGACTACGCGATCACCGACATCGGCCTGCGGATGCTCACGCCGCGCGAACTCGCGCGAGCGCAGGGGTTCCCCGACGACTACATCCTGACCGGCTCGAAATCGAACCAGGTCGCCAAGATCGGTAACTCGGTCTGTCCCGTGATGGCCGAAGTGCTGGTCCGCGCGAACTACGTCGAGCAGCCGTCGATGCGCGAGGCGGTGTCGGCGTAACGAAGGATTTCATCCGGTTGGCGCGGTGTCGGCCGGAATTGGTTCATAGAGGAAAGGACGGATCGAAATGGCTCGGAAGGCAGGAAAACCAAAGGTAGGCAAGAGAGCGGCAGCGAAGGCCAATCGGGCGCGTGCCGGCAATCCCGATCGCCCGAAGGCTGGCAAGGTGGAGGGGTTGAGCAAGACGACGACATCGCAGCTCGTGTCTCTCGTTCGCGAGCACGACGAAAAGACCGGCGAGATGGAGCGGCTGAAAGCCGACCGCGCGGGCGTCAAGGGTGAACTGACGGCCGTGACCGAGGACATCTTCACCACGGCACGCGCCATCGAGGACGACGACAAGCCGGAGTCGCGCAAGAAGCTCGCCGGCTACGAGCGCAACCGCGAGAAGAAACAGCAGGCGTTCAACGAGGTTTCGCAGGCACTGACGGCGGTGAAGGAAACCCGCAAGAAGCTGCAAGCCGACGTGTTCGATCTGATCCGCGACTCCGCGCAGGGCAAGCTGCTCTTCGACCAGAAGGGCTCGAAGGAAGAGCCAAAGAAAGAGGACACCGGCGACAACCCAACCGAGTAATCACGGCGATCAGCGAGCATGGAACCCGAGGCCCCCACAAAGCGGAAGCGACGTAAGCCATGGCGCCAAGCCACCGAGCATACACGCCGGTTCTACGAGCGAGCGGGATACCGCATCGCGTTCGTGGAACGTCAGATCAAGCTCCGTGCATCGTGGGGCGGCAAGCTGACGCGCCGCGTCGATGCCTGGAACTTCGCAGATCACATCGCCTTCAAGGTCGGGAAGCCCGGCATGACGGCGATCAACTCGTGCAAAGGATTTCGCGAGCTGGCGCTTCACGTCGAGAAATTCCGTTTGCTGTCGGCCGCGTGGGATTGGTTGGAGCATGACCCGAACAATCGAATCGTGATTCTGGCGTGGGAGCGGCCGGCGGCGAGGGGTTTTAGGGTTCGGATGCGATGTCGGCAGCTCCGGAAGTCGGACTTCGAGCCGCGAATCGGTGACTGCTGCGAGTGGAAGCCGAGGGGCTTCAAACGAAAGGCGGGTGATTCCAATGAAGAAATAACGATCGAAACGCGTCACCAATTGCCCGGAGCGGTCCAAGCCACGGCGACCGCTCCGGGAGTTTTAGCGAACGGAAAGGACGGACATGAGCGACAGACCAACACTGCAGCAGACGGCCGAGGCGTACGCGAACGCGAAGCAGCGGCGTAAGGAATTGGAGAGCGAATCAAACGCGCTCGCGAACAAGATCATCGAGTGCGAAAACGAACTCAAGCGGCATCAAACAACACTGATGAGCCGGGTCGGTTCAAACCACCGCACGCGCGTTTTCGTCGTCTCGCCGGGAGTCAGTGTGCTCGTTCGGCACGAGGGCGGCGTCGAATTGGTTCCGATCGGAGAGTGACGGCGATGAAACGCGACAACTTCACTCTGGTCTGCGGAGTGTTCCTCGTGCTCGGCGTCATCGTCGGCGTGTGGATGGGACACAGTCTCGGCATTCGCACCGGCAAGCTGCTCGGGATTATGGACGCCGAGAAATCGTGGCGGCTGGACTGTGTTCAGAACGGAGCGGCGGAGTTCTATCTCGACGAGAAGTTCGAGCGTCGCTGGCGATGGAAGCGGGACGCTCCCCTTGAAGCCGTGTCGAACGGCAGAAAGCGAGTACCGAAATGACGCAGCGAGAATTGAAAGTCGGCGACGTCGTTCAGATCAGTCCGAACTCGATGTCTGCTTTCGCCGGATGCTTCATGCTCGTGACTGAGCCAAAGTCGTTCGGAGCGGAAGGTTTTATCGCCATGCCGCAGGCCATCGCGGTTCGACCGGGAGAGGCACCCTATCGGTGCAACTGGGAAGAAATGGAATACATCGGATCGGCGGCGTTTGTTCCGCCGGGCGAAGTACGTCAGACGCCGGCCGAGTCGTTCGGCGACACGGGACCGGTCGCGGCGCCAATCGAACCGGAAGCGAGCGGGTCGTGACCGGATTCACGATTTTCTACGTGATCTACTGCGCGATCGGGATGGCGTGGACAAACGTGATTGACGTGCGGGACGAATCCAACGTCGGAGCGTGCCTGCGAATGATTTCATGGCCGTTTGACATGTGGGCCAAGCGAAGGGTCTAGCAAGGAATCAGTCCAATGAAGTGCGATCGATGCGGCAGACACTGGTTTCCGGGTGAACAGCATACGCCGCGCGACTGCGGCGCTGCGATTCTTGAGAACGAAGCGAACAGGCTCCGCGACGAGAATGCGCGGCTTCGGGAGATATGCGAGGACGTTCTTTATCGGCTCAAGCGAGACGAGGATGACGTGGCCGCGAGCAACAACCCGTCACAAGCGCTGCTATGTGGGTGCAAACTCGGAAGCAAACACCTGCGAGGTTGCGTAGTTGCAAACCTCCGCGCCGTTTTGGGTCACAAAGGAGAATGACGATGTTCGATTTCGACGACCTGTTCTACATCGTGCTGTCACTTGGCCAGGCGTTCGCGGCGTTCGTGCTGCAACCGCTCGCCGTGTTCGTCAGTCAGTTCGTGCAGCTCTGGTGGGCGTGACGTGCTGAAAAACCTACTGCTCGCGCTCGCGACGTTCGTGCTCAAGAAGCTCGGCGGCAGCACACCCGGCAAGACGTGGAAGGTCGAATGCAACCTGTGCCACGAGATTGTATTCACGGCGACGTCAGAGCCGAAGCCGGGAGCGATCGCGATTTGCGGGGAGTGTGATGGACGATGAGCTGCGAGCATCCGGACTTTGTAGCGAATGTGGCCGTCAACCGGCTGACCGACATTGGACGATTCCAGGCGGATGTCCGGATCAATTGCGCCAAGTGCGGGGTCGCGATGCGATTCATCGGTCTGCCGGGCGGTGTCGATCTCAACGGCGCGGCAGTGTCGGCAGACGCGACGGAGGCACATCTCGCGATCGCTCCGAAGGGTGAAGTGATACCGCCGCTCGCTCCCGACAGTCCGGTTGGATTCAGTGTGAGGGCGGTGCGTCCGTGATCTGGCAACCCCGCATCGGCGAGCCCATCGGCATCCGGTATCGCAAAGGAGTGCGAGACGCCATGCCGCTTCAAGGACGGAGCGGCATGGTCGTTGTTGTGTCGCAAGGACGCGGCCCCAGGAATGTTGGCGTGCGGATCGGTGACGTGGTTTACGCAGTGCCACGAGGGAATCTGTTTCGGAGGTCAGGCCAATGACACGTCGCAAACTGATCGTATGGGCCGGAGCGTTCGCCTTCGCGGGCGTGCTGATGTACTACGCTGGCGGCTGCGTGCAGCCGCGTCCACCTGCCCGGTCGATTGAATCTGACAAGGTATTCATCGCGTTCTACGGATATGGAGGGAGGTCGTTCAGTGCGGGACTCGACACCATCACTTCGGACTTTGGATCGAACGGCTGGGACGCTCGCTGCTACCCATATACATCCGTCGATCAAGCTTTGGAAGCGGTTCTGCAAACGCCGCGAGCACGCATCGCAATTGCCGGCCATTCGTTCGGAGCGAGAGCGGCTGTTGAGCTTGCTCAGCGCCTCCGAGATCGAAATATTCCGGTCGCTTCCCTACTTCTGCTCGACAGCTCTGAACCCTCGCGGCCTAATGGCGACTTCACGACGGCGCGGGCACTGACAATCCCGATCCCCGACAATGTGCGGCGCGCGACAATCTACTGTCTGCCGGGAACACCGATCTTGGGTGTGACGCCGTGCCCCCGCGCACATTGGGGTGCGGCGACGCTGGTATCGACGCCACCGCCTCCGGCTGGAGCAAATCACCTAACCATCGACGACGACCCCGCCATCCGCGCGGCCATCGAGGAAGTGGCGCGATGAAGCGAGCGTTGAGAGTGTTCGGATTCGCTGTGGTCGTTCTGGTAAGCGGCGCGATCAGTTTGGCATTGCACGTCGCGTTCATTCGATGGGCGGTGGCGCCGATGATTCGGAGTGAACGATGAAGCCCTCGCCCTGCGGACACTGCGGCAGCCGCAATCTCGGCATGACGCCGATCACCCGTCGCGTGTTCTGCCACGACTGTCACGCGATGGGCCCGTCGCCGACGACGCATCCGACGAACGATCTGCTCACGACGCAGGACGGGATTGAGAAATGGAATCAACGAGTGCCGGTGGAGCCGAAGTAGTGGCCAGTTTGTGCCCAATCTACGAATCAGCGCCGACGCCGACGTGCGAACGTTGTGGCTGTGTTCTCGATCACGGCCAGCCCCGCCTGTCCCGACGCATCGACGGCAAGATGACGGCGTGGCATGTCGACAAGGACGGATGTATCGCGGCGTTGGGCGCGTGCCTCTATGAGCACTTCGTAGGTTGGCAAAACAATATGACGTCGATCGCGTACCTGTATGACCGGGTCAACCAGCAGCAGGAATTGATCGACGAACTCAGTAAGAAGATTCAAAAATGATCGAGCAAGTCGACTACTTCATCGAATGCCAGACCTGCGCGATTGTCGTCGGGTTCATGCTGTACCGCAACAAGCGGATTCACCTGGCGTTGACCGCGATCCCGCCCGAGTACCTGTTCGAGCGCGGCGTCACGCCGATGATCGAAGTCGCCGTCCAGCAGTTCAGCGCCCTGCTTAGAAAGAACCGGAAATGAGCGATACCGTCACCAAGCCAACCCGCGATGAGCTGATTGCGGAGCGCGGCGAGCTTGAAAAGAAACTGCTCGACTTTCGACCGGCCGCATATTCGTCGGAGCAAGCTCGAATCCGCAGCCAGTACCGCAACGATCAACAGCGATCGCTGAGAGTGTGGCTCGCACGGCGCGCGGAAATGGAAGAGCTGCGGTCGCAGATTGTCCGTCGGTTGATTGATATTCAGGAGCAGCTCCGTGCGATGAAAGCATTGAAGCCGAGGCCGGCGAGTCTGCCGCCGCTGCCGGAGCGAGAGACGGTCGACGCGAAACTCGTGTTCTTGAAACTCAACGAGATCATCGCAGACATCCGGAAGATGAAGGAATGGATGGGGTTGGATCTCGACAACGAGGCGGAGGCTGCGGGATGAACTGCATGCGCTGCGGACTCATGATTGAGAAGCCAGCCGTTGGCGTCGTCGGAGTTCATCCAACCGAATCCGAGTGCATCGCCGCGCTCGTTCGGTACGTCGTGCAGCTCGAATCGAAACTCCCGCACGTCGCCGAGCGCACGCAGTGCGTCAATTGCAGCTACATCTGGGTGACGGTCGGCCCACTATTCAACGATGGCGATGGTGCGCAATGCCCGCGATGCAACCGGCATACCGGAGCACCGATGTATCCGGAGGGGAACTGATGTCGCTCGTACTCTGGTCCGGCGGCTGCGATTCAACCCTGCTGCTCTACACGCTCGCGATGTGGAGCAGCGAGCCGGTTCGCGCATTGACGATCGAACATCCACAAGTCGAGGCGAAGGCCGAGCAGGCTATCGCGAGGAATCGAATCGCCGCCGAGTTCAATCGTCGTGGGCTGGCGATCGATCACACGACTGTTCGCGTCGCGCATGAAGGGACGCTCGGCAGCTACAAGGGCGACGGGCTCGGACAGCCGCAAATCTGGATCTCGATCGGCACGATGTACCTACAGCCGAACGACTCGCTCAACGTCGGGTACGTCGCAGGGGACGACGTGTGGGGACGATTCGATGCGCTTCAGTCAACATTCGACGGGATTCAGAAAGTCGCCGGCAAGAGCGGATCGCTTTCGACACCGCTTCGCTACTTCACGAAGGAGATTGTGATTCGCCGCCTCATGATGCTCGACCTCTATCGGCTCTGCTGGTGGTGCGAAATGCCGAAGCTCGGGAAGCCGTGCGGCAAATGCCACCCATGCACGCGGCACGCCGAGACGTTGCTGCTGATGCGGAGGAAGAAACGAGTAGCGTGACCCACCTGCCCGAAACGATCACGACCGTGCAGCTCGCCCGAACGCTCCATCGTTCGCCGGCCTGGGTGCGCACTGAACTGATCGACACGGGAAAGGTTCAGGCGTTCCGGATGTCGGATCGCGGACAATGGCTCATCCTGCGCGACTCCGCGGCGAAGCTGTTTCCGTCGGTTGGTCAGCGGCCGAAGCGGACGCGGGCACAAGACGTACGCGACGACATTCGGGCACTACGGCGGGCAGGTCTGCTGCGGCCCGGAGAAGCCGTTGATCTCGAATCTGCGCATAGCGCTTAACCATCCTCAGATCCGTGTGACCGAGTAACCCCGCCAACACCGCCAGATCGCCGCCGTTGTCGAGATACCGCTGAGCGAACGTATGCCGCAGGTGATACGGAACGGTGCCAGCTCGCCTCAGCACGCTCCGCAATCCCGACGCCGTGTAGGGCTGATTCAGCCGGCTCTTGAATACGGCGCCATCACCCGACGAACGCCCCCGCACGTCGCGGAGCAATGCGATCGCCGCAGGCGTCAGATAGATGGTTCGCGATCGACCGGTTTTCTTGCCGGTCTTGTGTTGCTTCCGAGCGAACTTGCACACGCCGCCCTCGATGTCGACCATCTCCCAGGTCAGCCGTCTCGCCTCGCCCGGCCGGCAACCGGTCTCGATGATGAACTCGAAGATGTCGCGGGCCCACTTCTGACGTTCGCCGCCGAGTGACGCGGCCGTCAGATCCACCCGCTTCATCGTCAAGTCCTTCGGGTCGATCTCGGCCGCGGCGAGCTTCGGGCGCTCGAACTTGATTCGAATCAGTTCGAGCTTCACTCCCCATTCGAGCACCCGCCGGGCGTGATCAACATAATGCGTGATCGTCTGCGGGGCGTAGTCGTTATGCGTTTTCTGTTTTCGCCTCCCCCTGCCCTTCCACCGATCGTATCCGCGTTTCTCGAGCCACTTCGCGTAGCGGCAGAGCACGTCGGGTTTCAAGTCCTCGAACCGCAGGCCGAGGCTGAACGTGGTGAACAGCTTCACGGAGTCGCGGTGCCAGCTCCCCGGATGCTCGATCAGCCAGGCGGCGACGAGCTGCGGGACTGTTCGCGGCGTCGCGACCCGTGGTCGATCGCCGTAATGCTGCTTGAACAGCACCCCGAATCGGAGCTGAGCTTCGGCGTGATCAGATCCGAGCCGAAACAGTTCGCCGTGCATCCGGCAGTAAAAACGACGACGCGATTTGTCGAAATGGAGGGACGGAATCCAGCCCATAGCAGTAGGTTTTCGGGAAGGGAGGGACGGGCGTCAATCGTCGTCTGCGACGGCCAAGCGCACCCACGCCGGCTGAAGCGCTCCCGCAGAACGCCGATAATGTCCGTTTTTCCTATGGAGCCGACGAGGTTCGAACTCGTGACCTCTTGCATGCCATGCAGAGCGTGCTCGTTCCGTAAATCTCGCGGCCGCAACGGCTCAGGTGAAATCACAGCGGGAGCGCTTAATCGCTGAATCGCTGATCAAAAAATCGCAGAAAACGGGCAAGCGCACCCATTGAAGGCCCCCACCGCTGGCAGGGTTCAGGCGGGGCGCGACTTGTCAGGCAGGACGCGGTTTCAGACGATGCGATTTGTTAGAACACGTCAGGCGGCTTAGGATGCCAGTGACTCGGAGGCGCGCTCGATGGCAAAAGCGAAGGTGACATTCCGCGAGATTCGACAGCATTCACAGACGATCGGAGGGGCCAATAATTCACAGCATCTGCGAGCGACACTTATTTTCGATCTCGAAGTTGATGGACGAAAGCTTGAGGGCCTTTCCGTACAGATCTCCCATCCGTTTGGAACAGAGTTCGATGACGCGCCGATTGAAGTTGGAAAAGTCGAGGGAGGGTACTCGGGTCCGTGGAATCATCAAGAGTTCCAAGTCCTGTGCGAGAATTTCTATCGCAGGTTGTTTGGGCCGGTTAAGGATGGCGTTCGACCCGGACCGCACCGAACACTGAATCTCAAAGACAACCGCTATCTCTATGCAGAGCCGCGGGCTGTGGAATTCGAAATCCCCGACGTCCAATCGGCTGCGTGGTGACGCCGCTTCGCTATCCGTCCTTCAGCTCGACGCCGCAGGCCGACGCGAGCACGGCGACTGCATCATCGGCATCGACTGCCCGGGCGATGAACCGCTCCCCTGCCGAATTGACGGCCTCCGCGTAAATCATCCCGTCCTCACATTGCCCGACGTTCGGCGTGAATCCGAGGTCGGCGATTGTCTTGATCGTCGCGGCAGCGGTCGGCGTCAGAGTCCAACTCATCACTCACCAACTATCGTCATGAAAGAGGCCGCTCTTACTCGGCCGCCGGCACGGCTCGACGTGAACAAAACTATGCACGATCAGGTCATCTTCGTAGTACGTCCGGACTTCTTTGACGAGCCCGCACGCGCAATATGGGCAGCACGCTTCCGGCGGGTCTAGCACGTACACGCGAGGATTTTCCTTAGTCGGAGTTGGCATCGGCGGCAGTGGCTCGACCGGCTCCGCCCCTAGTGCGACGAGGATCGGATTGTTGATCGCGCACTCAAGGTTGTGTCGCAACCGCCGGCCGCATTCGGCCATGTGTGCCATGCTGTGCTCGTGCAGCGTCATGGCTTTCTATCGCGACTACCTAACCAAACGTGGGCTACCATTCCCCAGGCAACCAACTGAATCGCGGCGCCGCCGATCAACAAAACCAAGTAGGCCAACGTCGTCAATCGCTTCGCCGGATTTTCATCCGTCAGCCCAGCACACCCCAGCCAGAGATTGACCCCGCTTCCGATCATTGCGGCCGCGATAGGATTGAGCGCCGAGAGTGTGAAGAGTTCACTTGTCGTTACGGAATAAGTCGCGGCTTTCCGTCTCCGCTCGTCAACGACGTATCTAGCAGTCGTCCGACGTCGCGGCTTTCCGGCCGTGAAGTCATTCGCGGTCGACTCGATCTCTTTGGTCTCATCCATTTTTCACCCCCTCGGTCTCGGGCTCCGATATCGGGGGGCCGTCATCCTCTTTCTTATCTGGAACTTCGAGGCCCATCGAAATTGTGCTGAAGAAATTGAAGTTCCCGCAGCTCTCGCAAATCACCGCGATGCACGGATAATTCAGGTCGCCGTGTGTTTCGCCGCCGATCTCTCTAAGCAGGATCGCAGCAGGCTTGTTGCATATTTTCAACTCTCCCTTAGTGCCACACGCCGTACAACCCCGTTCTAATAGTCCTTTCGAATGGAAATGCGTCAGTATCTTTTTGACTTGTTCCGCGTCGAGATCAAGCGCCACAGCAGTCCTCCGTCAACAAACTACGATACCATTAGATCTCACGCCGCCCTCACAATCTCATCCGGCACATCGAACAACTGCTGCCGCCCACGGAACGGGATCGGTTTCTTGAAGGCGGAAGAGTTCTCAAGAATCCAGCAGAACGGTCCGCCCGCAAACGCGCTGTGCCGCAGTTTTGCCGGCAGCTCGTCGATCGGCACGCAATCGACCACCTTTGCTTTTCCGATGATCGCCCCGAATATGAGGCCGTCAATTGCTGGCAACAGCTTTCGAATGCTGCGATCGTGATACGCGTCGTCCAGCCACTTCCGGCTCATGCCCGCGTGAATCAACAGCTCGCCACGGAAGTGAGTCCGCCACACGCGGTTCTCGATCGGTTTGATACCGCGAACGATTAGATCGGCCCACGGTTGGCACACGGTCAGGGCTTTCATTACGCTACTCCCATGTCTCGCGAAACGTTCCCGTGTCCGAAGTGTAATCGCATCCTCGCCAAGTGCGGACAGCTCGTGGCGCACGATCGGCCGGAACTGCTCGACGTGTTCCAGTGCGACGAGTGCACAGCGACCTGGGTGTTCGGCGGCGAACCATTTGAGACGGCCCTCACGTTCCTGGTCGGGAACGACGGGATTCCGCTCCACAATGAAACTCAGGAACCATTGAAGTTCGACTGATCAGCGCCCCTTCGCGAAATACTGATCGAGCGCCCGCCGCGCGACATCCACGACGGTGAGCTTCAACCGCTTTGCCTCATTCTCGATCGCTTCGTACTGCGAAGTCGTCATCCTCACCTGCAACAGCTTCGACATCGGCTCGGTCCCGAACAACGGTCGCCCAACCGGCCGCGAGTTTTTCGATTTTGTGCTTCTGGACATGCAGCTCTCCCGTTCGACTGCGTGTGAACTCGACCAGAGTATCGTCCTGCACGGGCCGGCAGGACTTCGGCATACGAGCGGGCAGACTCGCCAGGTACACGCCGGCCGACGTCTGCGCCATGCACAGCGGATTGCCGCGGCGAACGGCGATGAGCCGATCCGGTCGCGCCCACAATCCAAGCACCGCGGTGTTGTAGCGGCCGATCTCGTGGACAGCTCCCGCGCAGCGCTCGGCGAGCGACCCGTCCATTCGCTCGATGAGCATGGCGATCGTCTCGGAGTCGCAGTCGCTGATCGGCCGCAGACCCCAATCGTCGTTGACCTGCTGGTACTGAGGAATCGTCCCGTTATGAACGATCCATCCGGCGTCGGCAGCGTGCGGGTGGTTGTTGATGTTCTCGCGCGGGTCACCTTGCGTCGCGAATCGGGTATGTCCGATCAGCATGCGCGCATCCGAGGCCATCGCAAGCAATCCGAGATGGTCGCTGATCCGCCCGGTTTGCTTGTAGCAGCGCAGGCGCCCGCGTTGATCAATCCACGCGAACCCAAACGCATGCGGCCCGCGTTGCTCCGTCACGACCGCGATTTCCCGCAGTCGATTCATATCCGGGCGACTGTCCCCGTTCGCAATCCATCCCATTATTCCGCACATGATCGGCTCCATTCTATCTGGCGTATTCGTCTCTGCTATACAAAATCCCCGGGGGCGCGTGCCCCCGGGGCGAACTCCCCTACTCGTCGCGGCGACTGTCGTTGACGAGCAGCCCGCCGACGAGTCGGCAGCGGCTGAAACTCAGCGGGAAGCAACGCTTGAACAGCGTCGCCGACCATCGCATCGCGCGGCCGTGATCCTCGACCGTTCGGTATCCCTCGCGGGCCTTCGCGAACAGGTGCAGCATCGTCACGACGGAGAGTCGACCCGTCAGGTTGATGCGCTTCAGTCGCGGCTTGAGTCCGCTCGCACCCGAGCAACCCGCCCGGTCGCCCGTGTGCACAAGCTGCCACGGCTCGAGGTTGTACGACTCGCACAACGCGGTCAGGCATATGCTCATGTTCGCGAACCGGACGTCGAAGCCGCCCTGCCACGGCTTTGTCCGGGCGAGCGCTCGAATCGCTCGCAGCGCGTTCGGAGGAAATGTCAGGTTCGGATCGATCATCTGTTCAAGGGTTTCAGGAATCGCGTTCATTGGGTTCTCCTTTCGGTTTGAGGCCCGGACGCCCTTACGTTTGGGCGTCATACTTGCGGGCCATTTTCATCATGGTTCGTTTGATCGTTTTCAGGCTCGGGGCATCGGGGGCGGTGATGATTCCGTAAGTCCGAGCGGTGCGGCCCTTCGTCCACCCAAGTTGATAGAACAGGCGGGTCAGTGCGGTCTGACCTTCGCCGCTCCGGTGAATCGGGCTGGTTGCGGTCGGGGCCTTCGCGGTCCAATTCGTCATTCGCTTCGCCTCAAGCGCCCGCTGCACAAGTCCGAGGCACGCTTGAACGTATCCGGCGATCTTCGTTGAATTGAGTGTCCCGGCGAACACGCGGAACTCGACTGTCGGCTTGTTCGATCCTTCCACGAGGTTTGTCAGATTCAGGGCCATGTATCGGCCGGCGTTGCGTGCCCCGCTGATCGAACCGCGCTGGGCGATGCTCTGCGTCCAGCGGCCCCGCTCGCGTGACTTCGTGCCAGTGCTCGCGTAGAGGGCCTTCTCAAAATTGGCGACAAGGGCGATCAGGCGGTCGAGAGCGGTGCGATTGTTGCGGTCGAATCCGACGTGCACGTGCAACCCGCACGACGGATTCACTTGAGCGCCCATCGTGGCGAGCGTCCGGCAGACTTCGACGATCTGGCGAATCCCATCCGGGCCGCGAAGAATCGGGCTGACGAACTCGCATCCGACCCGGCCACCGCGAGCGACGATTGAACCGTCGGCCGTCGCCTTCCATCCGAGCGGCAGGCCCATCGCCTGAGTTGATCCGTGTCGCGATCCGACAAGCATTGTTCCGGCGGGGATCGTCGTTTCGATTTCGATTCCGAAGGTCATTTCGCTGGCGTCCATTGATCGGCTCCGTTTGTCTATTTCGTATTCGCTTATGTAATACAATATATCGACTGGCGGATTTGCCTGCAATAGAAAACCGACACGGGTTAGCCGATTGTGCCCAAGTCGAGGCCCGCCCTCGGGATGGCCAAATGACGATTTTTTGACGATTTCTCGTGGTTTTTGTGCGATCTGAGGGCAGCCGCCTAAGTCGAGGCCGGCGGGCGGGTTGGCCCTATGCGGCCCACTCGAATGCGGCGGTGGAGCGGCCGACCGAACCATCGCGGCCCTTCGCGGAATGCGGTGAGCCGGACTGATCGACTGCGATGCACGTCCAACCCGATCGGCTGGCGAGCGAGCGGATGAGCGCTGGGTGAGAAGTCCGAATTGTGACGGTCGAGTGTTTCGATTCGTGCTCGGCGACCGCGTCGAGCAATCGCAGGCCGACGCCCATGCCCTGATAGTCGGGCAGCACGACGAGACGGTGCACGATGCGCCTGCCGCGTTTCCCCATGTTCTGAATCACGGCACAGAACGCGATCGGACGCCCCCGCCAGACGGCCGCGTAGCATCGCGACTGCCGGTGCAGCTTGTGGCTCAGATAGTGATGGTGCTCAAAAGCGGGCCAGAGGCTGCGCGGAGCGCGGCGGATTTCGAGCTGCACGCCGGGCCGGATTCCGACTCGTTGCGCGAACTCATCGGTGCCACGCCGAAGCAACCTCCCGGCGTCTGCCGTGTCGAGAATCCAATCGGGCTGCAACCATTCGAGCACGTCGTAATGGCAGGTGACCGCCACGAATCGCTTCTCGGAGCTGCGGACGGCCCGGGCGACGGCGGCGGAGCCGAACTGCGCGACTTGTCGATCGACCGTCGAGGTGAACTCGTCGAATGCGATGATCGGAGCCGGCGACAGCAACGCCCGCGCGAGATTCGCCCGGAACTGTTGACCGACGCTCAATACTGCGAACGGCTTGATCCAATCCGGCGGCGAGCTGAACCCGACGGCGTTGAGCATCGCGGTGATATCGTGAATGCTCGCCGACTCAGGGAACGCATCGACCATCGCACGATCCGCCGGCCATTCGCTACCAACCGTATAGCCGTCGGGAACGTATCGCCTGGCGATCTGCGACTTGCCGGAGCCGGACGGACCGACGATCGCACCGATCTTCCACGCCCCCGCCGGATCGGGCAGGTCCACAGCCCACGAGCGAGAGGATTTCTCGGCGAGCTGCACGTCGAACATGCCGGCGACCTGATCGACGCGAAATGACCGAGCGACCGGGCACTCAACCTCGATCCGCAACGCCGTAGCCGGGATGGCGGCTGTATCCAGGGGATCGCGGTGCTCGCGCTTCGCCGACGGACCAGGCATGGTGAGCACGCGGCAATCGCGGCCGTCGTCGGTGAACTTGCGGTAGAGCTGCTCCTGATCCGGCTCGCCTTTGCAGGTGACGAGCAGTGCGTACGACTCGTGCACGTCCTTCGCATCAGCGGCCGCGTGGTCGTCGCCTTCGATGGCTCGATCGAGAGCTGCATCGATTTCCTTGAAGTCGAACCCGCTGAGTGTTTCGTCCACGGTGTAATCCCGCTGTAGCTCGGTGAGCAGATCCGCGAGCTTGTCGTCGTCCCAGTCGCCGGCCAGTTTGTTGAGAGCGAGGTTGAGCAGCTTCTCGCGCGGCACGTCGAGATCCACGACGGACACGTCGACTTCTGTCGCACCGTCGGCGACGAGAATCTTGAATCGTTGGTGGCCCCCTACCAGGTTGCCGGTCCGCCGATTCCAGACGAGCGGATCGACGTAGCCGAACTCCCGCAGCGAACGCTTGATGCGCTCGTATTGCTCGTCGCCCGGCCGCAGGTCGAGGCGCGGGTTGTACGCCGCGGGGTTGATCCGCCCGACGGACAAGCGTTCGATTATGAGGGTAGTGTTCACGGAGATGGCCAAATCGATGTCGCCTCGAGCTGCTTCCATTCATCGACGGTGAAATACGCCGCGGCCTTCGTGTCGGCGCCCGCGATGATTCTGCCGCTCCCGTCTTTGCTGAGAATCGTCGCGTACCGCCAGTTATTGCAGCCGACGACGTTGAGTCCCGAGCTGAACGGCTGGCCACCGAACGGGTATTCGAACGTGCCATAGTAGGTGTTGCCAGTCAGTGTCACGGCGTCGATCGGTCCGAACGACGAGTAGATCGTCGGGGAGCGCAGCACGCCGTCCGGGTCCGGCACCTTGCCGTCAGCGCCCTGCGAGATGATGTAGTTCCCGGCCACAATTGCGTTCGTACGGAACGGCTCGCCGGTCACCGGCTTCCGGCCCTGGCCAAGCGAAAACGTATCTCCGCAGTTGAGGAAGCTGCACGACACGATCACGAGATTCTCGGCCGAGAGATAGAACGTATGCGCCCAGTAGAGCGCCGAGAGGTTGCAGTGGTCGAACGTGCAGCCGCTGATGAAGATCGCTGCCTTGTACATCGCATGGGCCGACAATGCCGCTCCGTAGGGCGCGTTGTCCGACGTGGCCCGTACGCCTTTCGGCAGGCATGGAATCATGGCGATGTTGTAGAAACCGCAGCGCGTCACGCTCCACAGACGGGCCTTTTCGGGGTCGCACTGCCACTTGATTCCGCCGCGTTCCATCGCGCGGAACCGGATGTTGTCGATGTTCACGATGGGGGCGTTGAAGCTGATGCAATTGAACGGTGCGCTCTGCCAGTCGCCGCAGCCGAACTTCTGAGCCCATACGATCTCGGCCTGGGAGTCGGTGCCGATCATACCGATCCGCTCACCGAAAATATCGAGCGGCTTCGTCAGCTCGATTCGGCCCTTGACCATGATCGTGAATGTCGGCTGCGTCGACGCGGTGAGCGCGGCGGCGCGAAGCTCGGCTTCGGTGGTGACGACGGCATAGCGTTTGACGACGGGCGGCGTCGAGCTGGCGAAAGCCGTGGCGGTCAGCAGCAGTCCGATCAGGATGGTTCGTTTCATCGTCGTCCCTTTCGTTTCTCGACGTACTTGTGAATCGGCGCGCGTTCCGCCGCGTGCGCCTTGATGTACGAGATGATGGATTCGGCCGCTTCCTTCCCGCCGTTGTTCTTGGCGTACTCGATGGCGTCGATCATCGTGTTGGTCGACCACTCAGCCCGGCGGAGCCGACGGCAAACGAGGATCAGTACACCGAGGAGGAATGCGAACGCGGCGCCCACGTAGCCGGCTTCCTCGCCGTTGAACGAGAACACCAGGTTGTGATGCCCGGACACGTCCTGATCGTTGTCCGACTGGTGGTGCTCTTCGATCTCCCGATTCCCGAGGTTGAGGCCGCCCTGCTGATTCTTCATCTTGCCGCCCGGGCTGTCCTTCATAGCGGCGTGCGGACCGCCGACGCAGACGGTCAGCAGAAGCACCAGCGACATCAGCAGCAGGGTCGCGCGTTTCATCCGCCGATTTTTCCGACCAGACGTGCGCGGATATCGACCTGCTGCACACCCGTGAGACTTGTGCCGTGACCAAACAGGTAGCGGTGATTGAGTGTTGCGATGACGGCGCGGGCGACCTCGTTGCCGGGCGTGCCGGTCGCGTTGAACAGCTCGTAGAAGCCGAGCTTCGCGTTGTTCGCATATGCGACCGTCGGAACGATTGTGTCGGCCGGTTTGAAAATGCGACCCGTGTCGGTTGATCCGTCGATCGGGCAGATGTTTGCGAAAGCCATGTTGCCGATCGTGACGGTCGCCTCGAACAGTTTGTCCGGCGTGCACAGCAGGTCGGAAGTGCCGAGCAGCGTGAACACGAACGTGTCATTGTTCGCATCGCCGCCGGCGTCGCGCGAGCCGTAGAATGCGAACTCGACATCGCTCAGGCCGTCGACCTGAATCAGCTTGTTCAGTTCGCTCTGGCCCGGAGAGGCCGGCACGCGAGCGGCCATCGCGGACGCGAGGTACGAGATGGTGTCGTTCGCCAGGATCTTGCGGTGATAGATCACGTCGCCCACGTTTGCTCTCCTATGCCGTCCATGTCACGTCGAGGTACATTTCAGCAGTCACATCACCGTCGGTCGGAATACCCAGCGATGCCGCCTCGGTCAGCAGCAGTTCCAGACAGAAATTGGTGAAGCTGGCGGGCGTGAAGTTGTTGGCGTTCAGTGCGACGCTTTGCTCGGTGCCGTTATCGATGAACGCTGCCGCCGCGAGCACGTGCTCGATCATCTCATCATTGAACGTGGCGAGATCGCCGGCGGTGTTGAACTGGTTGGCGTTCAGGTGCAGCGTCGCGGCCGACTCGCTGCCGCCGACGAACCGCAGCGTCACGCTCGTGATTTTTGAACCCGCCGGCGGTGCCGTTCCGGACGCCAGGGCGAACCGCACGCGCCCGCGCAACTCGTCGGTGATCGTGATGAGTTCGGGATCCGACGTCCACGTGTCGGCCGAGGTTTCGTACTTGGCGTCGCCATCGACCTTGTATGTCGCCGAGCTGGATACGCGATCGAAATCAGAGGCCGGCATGAACGCGCTCGGGAAACCCGAACTCGGTCGGCGGTTACTCGGCAGCAGTTGGTTGGGCATGCCCATGTTACGGACTCGTGGTTGTCGGCTGGCTCGTCGTGAAGCCCCGCACCCAATCGGCCACGTCAGCCGTGTATTGCGGTGCGACCAGGTGAGCGATCAGCAGGACGACAAGGCCGATCACCGTCAGCGTTGCGACCGAAAGGCCCTTATTGTTCATGAGCCAGTCGCCAGCGAGTTTCAGGGCCTCGAGGATTGCGGGTTTCATCGTTCGCCTCCGTGAATGAGAAAACCGCGTGACCGCAACCGGAGCTGCGGCCACGCGGCGCGTTCGACTACACCGCCGGCTTTGCGGTGAACGGGTACTTGCCGAGCAGCTTGTCGCCCTGCACGATCCACGCCTCATACCCGCGGCCGGTGAGCGACGGATCTTCGCACACCGCGCGAACCGCATAACCGAACGAGACCGGGTCAACGTGACTCGACTCGTAGGCATTGCCGCCCTTCTGCCAGATTTGAAACCGCAACTCTTCCATGATTTCCGTCCTTTCTGCCGCTGTGCGGCTGCTTTGAAAAAGTCCGCCGGGCTCGCACGTATCGCCGGCCAGGTGTCCGAGATCACTGAGCCGGTCAGACACACCCGACGGACAGGTACTGAAAAAAAGGCGGCGCGAGAGCCGTTCGGCCGCGTCGGGACGGGACGACGCGCAGCTCCGCGCCGCGGGGGCCGAACCGTCCCGAAACTGTCAGGGTGATGGAGGCGGCGACGGCGCGGCTGGCACGCCGACGTTCTTGAACACGTCCGTCACGATGCTGGGGTCAAACGTTTTGACTTCGCGCAACAGGTTCGTGAGGTCGGCCACGACACCCGGCCGATGCGTCTGGATCGCCACCTGATTAAATCCGCCGATGATCGACGCGATAGTCGGCATGAGTGTCGCGAACGCCTTCACGCCCCGCTCGAAATTGTCGCCGCGGATACGCTCGCGTTCGTTGTCGGCGAGAAGCAGGGGCAGCATCTTGTCCATCCACCCGGCCCGGTTCTGTTCATTGATGGACTGATCGCTTTTGAAGGTCGCCTTGCCGAGCTTGAACGACTTGTCCTCGCCGAGTTCACCCTCGACGTCCTCGACGACGACATCGGTATTGGTGCCGTTTGAGACGTCGAGACTTACGCCGCCCATCGGCGACCTGCTGAACGACAAGGTGTTCTGCGGGTCTTTCGGATACTTCGCGCTCGACAATTGGCAGCCGGTGATACCAAACAGCAGCGCGAACAAAATCGCCGTCCTCATGGTCGTTCTCCTTTCTCAATGGCCCTGCGGATGTACCGAACATCCGTCTTGATGACTTCAACGTCCGTCTTAAGATTCCCGAGCGCCGCGTCGTGGTGGTCGTCCTTCTCTTTCAGTTTGCCGATGTCGGTCGTGTGGGTGTCAATGCGCTCGCTTGAGCGGCCGTAACTGATCGCGACGCCCAGCGCCGACCCGAGCGCCAGCACAATCGACACCGCCACACCGATCTTGCCCTTCCCGTTTCCGTTTGCGTCAGCCATATCAGGCGATCCAGATTGCCACTCGTGCCCGCTTCGCGTTTCCCATTCCGGCGAACTCGAACGTCAGGTCGTTTGCGACCGCGACGGCCGGGAAAGCCCTCGTCTCAGCCGAGTTCGACAGGGCCGTGTTGGTCCAGATCGTGCGTCCGGCTGAGTCCTTCACCGTCACGTCAAAGTTCGCGTCCGGAGGCGTCGTGACGTCCGGCCGAACCATGATTTCCGCAATCGTTCCGCGGCAGCCCTGCAGGACGAACTTCGCGTTGCCGGAGTCGTCCGATGCGAAATCGCATCGTGCATGAGCGATCGGTTGTGATGCGGTTCCGCCCGGTTCGATCGCCTCCGAGACTTTCGTTCCGATTGACTCGCCAAAGACAAAATCGAACGTCGTTCCAGAGATCACGCGAACGCCACGGCCGAACTCGTGTAAACCTTGTCACCCAGCTTCGCGCGGACGTAGACGGTCTTGACTCCGGATTCGGTGATGCGGATCACGACCTTTCCGTTGGTGTCCGTCATGACTCGCAGCCGCTTACCTGCGGTCGGAACATCCGCGGCCGTTCCGTTCTGGACCGATACGCCGCCGTCGGGGGCCGTCGTCAGTTCCCATCCGGTCGCCGAGTCAGCGAGCCAGATTTCCAGCAGGGCAGAGACCGGCTGGTCGTTGCCGTTGATGTCCTGCGCCTGAATGGTGACGTCGCGGTGGTTCGACGACTCAGCAGCGGCCGACAGTGCGAGCTGCGCGACTTCGGTCGCGACGGCCTCTTCGAGCATGGGAGCTTCGAGAACGCCTTCGCCGACAACGAATCCGAACGGCCGGCGGTCCGTGAACGTGTTGATGGCGCTGCCGCTGGTCGCGATGATCGCGATGGGGTACGAGTTCTTGGTGAACCCGCTCGTGTTCTTGCTGACAACGCCGTCGCGATCACACTCGACGTAATTGGTCTGGCTGGCGGTGAGTGAAACGGTTCCGGCCGCGACGACCACGGGGGCGGCGTCGCCGATCGAGATGATTCCCGACTTGTAGCCCCATGTCAGTCCGGTTGTCGTGTTGTTGTCCTGGGCGAACTGATTGACGGCCGCGAGGATCGTGTCCTTCGCGTCGGAGTCCTTTTGCAAGGTTTCGAGCAGGTCGCCCAGCGAATAGCCGGTTTGAACCTTGAGTTGCGGGATCGCCGCGTCGAGGATCGCTTTCGTTGTTGCGGTGACACTGATTGCCATTGCGATGGGCTCCTGTCCGCCCCGCTATCGCCGCTATCGCATCCGGCTGAGCATCAGCCCAACGGTGACACGCTTGTGCGCGCCGGCGCCGGCGATCGAGATGTTCAATGGACCGCAGACATGAGCGGGAATCGTGGCTGCCAAGCCCGACACCTCATGCGTCGATGAGACTGCGCCGAGACTTGCGATCGTGCTGGAAGAAACGGAGACGCCGGAAATGAGCGTCACGGTCTGGCCGAACTTCTCGGTCGTGATGGTGACCGTGAACGGCGTGGTGGGGGCGAACCCGCCGGTGCCGAGTGCGACGCCGTATTCCATCGCGACGCCGCTGGCGAACGGCATTCTTGCGACGCCGTTGCCGTTCGCATCGGTTTCGATGGTGACTTCGGCAATCGCGTAGCGCGCACCCTGAACGTTGATGATCTTTTCGGCGACCTTCGTGCCAGTGGATACGTTGAAGCTGTTTTCGAACACGGCCGTCCCTCGGTCCGTGTCCGCTATCGCCGGATCAGACGGTCAGATCGGCTTCGCCATCGCCCAGCCGCTTGCGCTGCATGCTGCCGTTGGATAGCAGGATCTGCATGTTGCCGCCCTTGATCTCTTCGATTTTCTTGAGAGCCCACGCGCGCAGCCCTTCCGGGTTGCCGGCCACCCCCATCGAATCGGCGGCGTGCCGCATCATCCAGACGTTTGCCGAGCCCAGCAGGTTGGCGATGTCGGCGATGATCGGCGGCACAGACGCAGCCCAGCCCGATACGTCGTAGTCGGCGCAGAGCAGCGAATTGATTTCATTGAATGCGTCGTTCTCGGCGCGCGTGAGGTCGGCCTGGATCAAGTGGCCGTCGGTCGCGGCCGTATCGAGCGGGCCGACGTTCTTGAGGTAGTCGCGTTCGACGACAAGGGTGTGATAACTGCCCATTTTACTTGATCCCTTCGACGCCAAACTGCCCGGCGTCCGGTGTCATGGTCGCTGTTCCATTGCCGCCATTGCCGTGCAGCGTGACGTATCCGTTCCCGCTCGTGAACGGGAAGAGCGCTTCGAACGAGAAGTGCAGCGCCGACCCTGCGGAGGTCTGGCGGTTGTACGTAATCGCACCGGGGATATCGACGCCGTCGAGCTGGGCTTTCAGGCCGTACACGTTGAGTGACGCACTGCACTTGATCGAACCGGAGAACGTCACTCGATAGGTTCCCGCAACGGCCGGCAGCGTGATACGGTCGTTCGCTTTGTCCGGGGTGATTCCAACGGCACCCGATGTGTCCGTGAATCCAGCCAGGTCGAGCTGTGTGAACGACGCCGGGGCGGCAACGGTTGTGGCGGTCGCTCCGCCACTGATCGTCATTTGCCCCCACGCTCGCATGATGTCGGCGAGCTTGACCGTTGGATTGCCGCTCACGCCGTCGCCGTCCGCGATCGTGACGGATGAATCGGCCGCTGTCAGAGTGCGGGCGGACGCCGCGCCGCTTCCGGTGCGAGCGATGATTCCCGTCGATGACAGGCCCGCTATGGCCGCGAGGTCGGCGTCGTATGCCTGAACATCGGTTCCAATGACTTTGACGCTGGCGCTTCCACTGCCGTCCCGCGAAATCAGTCCGTTCGAGCCGAGTCCGGCAATCGCGGCGAGCAGTGCGTTGTGCGCCTGCACGTTCGTTCCGATGGCGAGCCCCAACGCCGTCCGCGCCGCCGAGTCGGAAGACGCGCCCGTGCCGCCGTTGAGGATCGGCAACGGTGTCCCGCCGGCGAGCGCGTCGAGGAGTGCATCCCAAGCCTGAATCTCTGTCCCGATCGTCAGCACCCGGTTGACTCCGCCGCTATCGAAGTCGATCTCTGGAATCCCAAGTCCGGTCTGACCGCAGAGGCTTTGGAGGATTTCATTGACGCCGACCGTCGGGTCGCCACTGACTCCATTTCCGTTGGCGATCAGGACTGCGTTTCCGCCAGCGCTTCCGACCGCCATGACTGCCGCCGCCAGCGTTCGCGCCGCCGCCGTTCCGGCCGCTGTGCGAGCGATCAGTCCATTCGAGGACAGCCCAGCGATGGCCGCGAGCAGTGCGTTGAGCGAGAGCGTTGGATCGCCGCCGAGACCGCTACCGTTGGCGATCGAGATTCCCCCGCCGCTGGTGGCAATGCTGCGTGCCTGCGCTGTCGTCGAACTCGTTCGAGCGACCAGGCCGTTCGTCGAGAGTGCCAGGATCGCCGCCAGCAGGCCGCTAACCGTGATGGTTCCGGCGGCAGTCGAAATCAAGCCGGTCTGCGCGTCGATCAGGATCCAGTTGCCGGGATTCGACGGATCGACGATCCGGATCGGTGATGGAATCGGCAGCATGGGACGGCCGTTCATACACCGGCCCTCCACCGATCGCGCATGATGCGGGCGGCATTGCGTCGCAGGCGGTTGATGATCGCGGCCGGCACTTGCCGCGGGAGCGCGCGGGCCGGCACTTTGAAGCTCTGGCCGTCCATCTTTTCGAGCACGCGCTTGAGGGGTTCATGGACCGGGTTTTCACGGGCCCGTCCGCGCACTCGCTCGCCCCGCAGTTCCTTGATAAATCGCGCGAAGCTGACGACACGTTTCGGAACATTCCGCTCGAACAACGCGCGTTGCTCCGGGCCGAATGTGAAGGTGGTGCGGCGGTCCTTTTGATGCGACGCGATGTGCGGAGCTGCTGAACCGACCGTCACGGCGTCGTTCTCGAGCCGGAACACGTTGAAACCGTCGCCGCGCGTGAAGCTGCGGAGTGTCTGGCCGGTGTCGATGAGCGGCTGAGCGCGACGCATCGCGGATTTCAGTTGGGCCCACGATTCGATCGGGCGGGATAATCGCTGACGCGACAGCACGACGGCCGGCATACTGAGCCGCAGCCAGTCCATGCGGGCCTTACCCTTGTACTCGCGCTGAACCCACGCGAGCGTCTCGTCGCCGGCCTGGGCGAGAATCTCGCGAAACGCGCCACTCTCAACGGATGATTTCAGCCGGCGGATCGCTTCCAGCAGCTTGCGCGCGTTGGTCTGAAATTGCGGCGAGATGGCCATGATTTGCTATTGCCCGATCGCCGGGAACAGACCGACCGGGCAGGCGAAACCCGTTTTGCCGACGAGTGCGCCGACCGGCATCATGTCGCTATGAACGCAGCGTCCTTCGGCCGTGTGGTGATGGCACCGTCCGCAGATTTCCAACCTCAACAGCACCGGCTCTGCCGTAGCGGCGACGGCGACCGCGTCCCATTGCTCGACTTGTGGCATCGGTCCGTCATATGAAGGCGGCGGATAGATCGGTGCACCGCCGCAGCCCTGGACCGTCGATCCGGTCGACGCCGCTGCGAATCGCGTGCGCCATTCGGCATCGGGTCCGGGGCAGACGGCTTCGGGGTCGCGGATCAGCGCGGCAAGCTGGCATGGCTTAGCGTATGGCGCTGGCAGGTGCGGACAGCGGAGATCGCCACCCTCGGGCGTCCCCAGCGAGTGCGGGCAGGCGTCGCAAACGTCCTCGCGATTCATATCCTGATCGCCCGGAACGTGACGCTGCCCGCGCTGCTGTTCACGCCACTGCCTGGGATCGTGTACTGCGCTCCGTCGTAGACGTCGGGCACGACGATCGTCTGCGATGTCCACTTCCCGCCGAGCCCGGCCTTTGTAATCTCGACAACGACTTGATGCTCTTGTTGGGCCGTCAACGTGATCTTCATCGTGAACGTATAGATTCCATCGCTCGTGATTTCTTCCCACTCGCAAAACGGTTGCGCCCCTCCGCGAACGGTCCACGATGGTTGCAGCGTGAACGTGACGGGCGAACCACTGCCGGTCCACGCGACATTGGTTGCTGTTGCGATGAAATACTGCGGGTTCCAGTCCATGTTGATGGTCGTCGAATACGCCGGCCGCGGCGCCTCGGAGACGGCACAGCTCTGGAACGTTTGCGCGTTCCAGTTGCTGAACCGGATACCGGTTAGCGTGACAGGGTTTCGCCAGCGGAACGTGCTGGTTACGCCGACCTGCTTGAACACCAGCCCGGAGATACTCAAAATCTGAAAGGAGTTCACCACATGCGTCGTAAACGTTGACTGTCCGCAAACTCCGGTGCATTCTGTCTTAATCAGAACCCGGTGCGTCACTTGAATCTGCATGTTGGTGGTGCCGATTGGCGAGATTGTGATAACGGGCGTTCGCTCGAACGGGTTGAAGGTCTGCGTAATCTGCCCCGTTGGGTTTCCAGCCGTCGGGCAGACTTGCCCGTTGTAAGTCTGCGGCTCATTGGCCCCGTACACCGCAACGCCGTTGATGCACGACACGAGCGGAAGCGATTGTTGTGGAATGGGATTCTGACCGAAATGAAGCGATCGCGTTGTACTCACGCCGCCGCTCGACCCGTTGAAGTCAAAATCCATCGGGACGAACCATGTCGGGTCCGGCACGGTCTGCCTTGACGGAAACACCAATCCGTTGATGCACGGCAGCGGGCATACAACCGCCGGCTCACAGACTGCGTTACCAGCCCCGTCGCACACCGCGCTGCCGCCTCCGCTGCACTTTGCGTCCGCCGCCATGATCTAGCACGCGTAGTTGGGGTCTTGGAACACGTCGAACACCATCGAACCCAGCCGCTCGCTGTATCGCATCCACACCGGCGTGCTGACGGGAACGATTCGGCGGTTCGTTATCTTGGCGGTGTGATACGTCACGCTCGGAATGTTGAACGCCTTTCCGAGCGGCGTCGCGTAGTTCACCGTCGGCATGTATGACTCCGGACGGTTGACCGCTTCACCGATCGGAAGCAAACCCGTCTGCACCACGTCGAGCGTCCACGGATACTTGTTGTTCACGTCGCCGCTGCCCGTGATGATCGCCGGAAACCCGAAGAACTCGCCCGCGGCCGCAATCAAGCTGGGGTATTGCGCGGACAACATCCCCGAGTCGGAGAATCCGGAAGCCGGATATCGCGTCGCGAGTCCGACGGCGCCGGGGAACGCGGTCGCACCACTTGGAATCATCAATCGAACAATCTCGCCCGTTGGCACGAGTCGTCCGGCCGGCGGCGCTCCACCAGGCGGGTTGGCCGGCACGACGTAATGCGACAACACGCTCGCATCGACAACGCGACCACTTGTCGACGTGTGCGACGAAAAGCCGTGTGCCTGCACGAGCACGACTTCGGATGATGGCGTCTCAAGGCGGATGAGCGCGATCGTTGGCTCCGGCTTTTCGATGACCCGATATGGTCCGCCGCCCGCGATCCCGATGAATGGGTCGCCTTCGTCGCTACGATCTGGGCCAATCTGGTCGCCGACCTGAACTTCTTCGTCGCAGCGCACACACACGAGCCCGCCGATCGCGGCCGATCCCGAGCCGCCGTTCTGAGTCAGCGGCTTTCCAGAGACCACGATGCCGCGCGATTGGGTTCCGGATTCGCTCGCTCGAAGCGGGCGCCGCACCTTGAGCTTCCGCGCGTCGCGTGAATCGCCCGACACGATCTCCATGAATCCGAACGCCGGGGCACTGACGTTCGACACGTTGATCACGCTCGCACTAGCTGGCCGCTGCGACGTTCGTACCGGGCTCTCGTGGACCGGCTGCGTGGTCGGAACGTCGTTGGGTTGCAGGTTGCGGCCGCGGTCCTCCCCCTCGGCCTTTCGGATCGTGCGGTTCACGCGCTCGGCGTGCAGTTTCTCCTGATAGATCGGGTCGGGGCCGGTCGGTCGCTCGCGGTTCGCCTCCGCCGTCGTGCTGGCGCCGTCGCTGCCATCCACCCGCCACGTCAGTTGGCGAACCAGGCCGTCGCACTCGTACGGAAGAATGCGCGGCACCTTCGCCGATCCGCTCTGGATGAACGCCTGATTCGACCAAAGGTATTTTTCGATCAGACCCTGCGAAAACGTATCGAGCTCATCGCGATTCAGATCATGGTCGATCCCATCATCATCGCGCTGCGCGTACAGCACGAGTTCCGGATGCCGGAGCTTCTGGCAGTTCTGGATGTTCGCGGCCGGGGGATAGAAGTAGAAGTCCTGCTCGCGGACCTGCTGGCGGTAGCGCGCCGGGGGCAGCGGATTGCCATCCGGGTCGGTGATGATGCGTAACGCCGACTTCCACGCAAACGTCAGCCGTACCGTGGCGGGAAACGATTTTGATACCATTGCCGGCGGGTTGCTGCCGGGGATGGGGTTATCGAACACCTTGATGCGTGGCTTGCTGAACCGCACGATACCGCGTTCCAAGTCGATCGAGTAACCACCCTCGATTTCTTCTGGAACGATCTGGTTGCCGGCCCGGATGAGCACGCCGTTGAAATCCACATGCTCGTTTCGATACTCCGCGATCTTGACGATGCTCTCGCGCCGCGTCGGCTTGCCCGTCAGTATGTCGGCCCGCGTCTGCGCGATTTTGTTGAGCAGCGGCAGTTTCCATAAGTGATCATCCGCCAGTCGATACATCTTCCAGATTGACGCACTGGCTGCGGCTCGCACGCGCTCCAGCGTTTTGTCGTGCGGCTCGTTCTGAACGGTCGGCACGACGATGTTGCCGAGCACCGGGTCTTCGACGTACTGGCTCGGGTCGTCGTTATCGATCAGCTTCTGGAAACCGCCATACGTGTAGTTTTCCCCTGGGTTGGCGGGGTCGGGCGTGACGCGAAAGTAGCTGAGTTGATCGAGTGGCTTGATTTCGCCGTTGATGTCGAGGCCATACGGAATGAGTGTGAACACCTCTTCTTCGATGACGATGCGCTCGCCGACGACAATCGTGTCAGGGCTGAGGCCGGTGCTTGTGGCGCGCGTGCTCGCGTGCTCGTTCGGAACGTCGGACACAAACGGACCGTGGCGAGCGTCCATCACGCCCAGACGCACGACCACAAAAATATCGTTCGCAGCGAGAGAGACCGCGTAGCCGTACTCGTTCAGCAGTCGATCGATCTCTCCGGCCGGATTCTCGAACGCCCACGAGACAGCCGGATACTCTTCGACGCCGGCGAGCAGCGTGGTGTCAGCCGATAGCCCGAGTGCGGTGAAGCACAGGTCGATCAGTTGGCGGAGCGTCTTGGGGTTTTCGAGATCATCGAGCGTACCCTGATCCGGAATACCGTCGTCGTCGAATCCCAGTCCCTTCCGCGGCTGATTGTATTCCCCGGTGATGCTGCCGCGCTGCGAGCGCTCGCGGATGTCCTTTACCACGACCGTGACGACCTGTCCGCCGGACGGAGAATCCGCGAAGTCGACGTCGTCCACGATCTGATTCGTGAACACGATGACCCCCTCGGGCAGCAGTCCGTCGCGAAGCGTGAGTGTTCCGACGCTTCCGACGGCCGGCACGGTCATGCCGGGCGTGTAGGCGATGGTGAACTCGTTGTGATTCGGCTGCATGCCGAGCGTGCGCGTGTAGTTCGCGCCACCCTCGGCGTCGATCGCGTAAACGGTCGAGCCAATCTGGAACGTCGCGTTGACCGGATTGACGGCTGTGACGGGCATCTTTTACCCCGGTTGCACGTTCGGATTCGGAGCGTCCACCGGCGGGAGCATCGGCACGACCATCGAGTAGCGCCAGCGTCGGCCGAATCCGGTCAGCGTCCCGTCTGGTCCGCGCACGGGGCTCGTTTTCCCGACATACGCGGGTTCGACGTGCGACGAATACAGCGGGCTCGGCGCGTTTGGATAGTCGGTGCGTCCGAATGCCTGGCCGGATTGCGTGATGATCGCCGGCGTGATCGTGCCGAGCTGCATGATCGGCGGATTGTTCCCCAGCACCGGCTTGAGCAGCGTGACTCGCGTCTGCATCTGGTAGTCGATCGATTCCTGAAAGTCATAAACGTCGTTGCTGCCGGCTTCCGATCCAGAGAACTCCAATGCGAACTCGACGCGGTTCACGCGCTCGATCGTGCCGGTCGTGACGACGCCGGCGTGCCGGGTAATCCGCTTGGCCATCAGCCGCCGGTCGCCCGTGTTGAGCGATTCGATCAGCACGTCGACCGCCTCGTCGATCGCCGTGCCGTTGCCGCGGAAGAAACCATCGACACTCGTGCGCACGTTGCCGTTCGGCTCGGTGGTTTCGACGATCGCGTACTCGCCCCACACCTGATTCGACGGCAGCGTGCCGGTGGTGGTGTCCACCAGCGTCGAAATGAACAATCCGCTCACGGAGATTCGGAACGGAACGTGGGTCGCGTATTCGGTGCCATCGGCCGGTGGAACGTCGTAACCGCTGATTGTGAGCGGCTCGACAGCGTTCTCGGCGAGCAGGCAGTCCAGAACGGTTGCACTGTCCATCAGCTTGAGCGACGGGATGATGTTGCCGCGCACGATCGCATCGATCGACTGGCGTGCCGCGAGACATGCGGCCGGCGTGTTGGCGTACAGCTCACCCTCGAGATCCCACGTTTTGCGGAAACAGCCGGGGACGGGATAGTCGGTGGTCGGCTCGCGACGCACCGAGATCTTCGGTGTGAGCGGGAACGTGTAGCTGCCCCATTGAAGTGTGACAGCCATCAGGGCACCGTCTGGTTCGTGCGGTTTGCCACGGAAGCACCCGAGCGCGACGTCGCGGCGATGCGGATCATCTGTCGCACAAGGTCAGTCAGCTTGGTCAGGTCTTGCGAGTCAGCCTCCTTGAGCGCGAGATCGATGTTCAACGTGCTGGGATCGATCACCAGGTTGATCTTGAGTTCGTCGGCGAGCTTCGCCCGGGCCTGCTCGATTCCGGTGAGCAACGCCTCATTGATTGAGTCGGTGAGCGGCTGAATCTTCTGATCGAGCGCGTCGATGAACGCCTGCTGATTCGCCTGGAATGCCTGCACGATCGCGTCGGCCTGCTGCTGGAACATCGCGGTCGGCGGCGAGATGTCGAGACCGGCGATGAGTCCGGCTTCCTTCGCGCCGAGCCGCTGGCCGGCGAGAGCCACCGCGCGACGTTTCGCTTCCTCGGCGATCAAGGTGGGATCGACCAGGCCGGTGCCCTGCAGCCGTTGCAGATCGGCGTCCGACAATCCAGAGGGCAGCGTCTTGGTTTGGCGGATTTCGGCGGCTTGTGCGAGCGTTTTGACGTACTGGATTTGGTCGGTAAGGTCTTTCTGGCCGATGAACCCGGTGATCGCCTGGCGGTTCTGCTGGATCAGTTCGACCGTCGCCCGGGCTTCGAGTTCCAGAATCTCGCGCTTGAGTTCGGCGCGCCGCTTGTCGGTTTCGAGCAATTGTTTGCTGGCGGCGTTCGCCGCATCGAGGGCGCCGCGGATCTGGTCCATCGTGAATGGCCCGGTCACGTTCGACGAGAGTGCGGCGCTCGCCTGGGTGGCGCGGGTCTTGTCGAGTTCGGCCAGTTCATTCTGTCGCCGTCCGAGCAGGTCGTCCTTTGTGAGCAGGTGCTTTTCGATGATCGATGTCGTCGCGTCCCGCTGTCGCGACAATTCGAGGTCGAGATCAGCGATACGTCCCGGTCGGAACAGCCCAAACTCGCGCTTCAGGCCCGCGGCTTCCGACGCGGCCTTCGCGATCTCGGCCGACAAACCGGCGTGCGCGATCTTCTCGACCTCCTTGTCGATCTGCCGGAACGCTTCAACGATGACCTCGATCTGAGACAGCTCCGGCTTGCTGATTTGCAGGCGCTGCACGAGGCCGGTGAATACGTCGCCGCCCGCGACGCCGTATCGTTCCTGTGCGCGAGCGTGGCCGATGCCAAATTGGCGAGTGGCCATTCGGCTGTTGAAGTCGTCCATGTCGCCGAGCTTGCCGGCGTAGTCAGCCGCCTCGCGGTTCGTACGGTACGCGCGGTAGCCCTGCCAGCCGACCAGGCCGGCCAGCCCGAGCAGTCCGAGTCCGCCGGCCACGCCGCCGATTCCGAGCCCCTGCCCGGTGATCATCGGGAGGATGCCTGGCACCGTGCCGGCTGCCGCCGACGTCGCCATCGAAGCCATGCCCATGCCGCGGATCGCTCCAAGTCCGCGCATGCCGGCTCCGAGCGCCATCCCCCCCACCGAGACACCCGCCCCCAGCAATGCGGGGCCGAACTTCATCGCCGCGGCGCCGCCGATCAGCATCTTGCCTTCGGGCGTCGACCACAGCGTACGAAACGCGGCGATCACGCCATCCGCGAGCGTTCGAGCAAACCAGCCGACGAAATCGGCCGCGGGTTGGCGAATCTCTTCCCAGACCTGGCGGAATCCGGCCTTGAATCCGCCGGCAACAAACGCATCACCGACGCGCCCCGCGGAGCCGCTGAATCGTTCGGCCATTCCCTTGACGTCACCGCCGAGCACGTTCGTCAGGCGGGCGATCTGGCCTGAGTCGCGCAAGCGATTGAGCGTTTCGAGGAACCGCTGAGCCTTGCCGGTCACGTAGTCGAACAACGGGCCCGTGGTGTCGCGCAGCGTATTGGTGAACATGTCCTTGAGATTGCTGAGCGTTCCGGAGAGCGTTTTTGACTGTTTCTCCATCAGACCGCCGAATCGCTTTTGGATGATCCGCTCGAGCGCCGCGAGCCCCTGGTCGATGCCGCTGGTGAGCTGTCCCTGCGAATTGAACGACGCACCCTGGCGTTCGAGATCGCGGCGCGAGATCGCGAATCGTGCGAGCACTTCCATCGCCTCGCCGGTGCGACCGCCCTGCAGGTAACTGAGGGCACGAATCAGCATGTTCACTTGTTCCGTCGTGCCGCCGAACGCCGCAGCCATGTCGCCTACGAGCGGCAGCCAGCGCCGCGCCGACAGTCCCACCGATTCCAGTCGGGCGGAAGCGTCGACCAACCCCTGCACTTCGAAGGGGGTTCGTTCGGCGAATCGGATGATCCAACTGATAGCCGCGTTGGCGCGTGCCTGGCTTCCGAGCACCGTGGTGAGCGTGACGTTGTACCGCTCCATCTCGGCGTTTAGCCGGATACCATGCCGGATCAGCAGGGCGCCGGCGCCGCCCACAAAACCGCCGATCACCGCCGCGTACTTGGTGGTGGTGCCGATCAGATTGACCATGCCCTGAGCGGTCGATCGGGCGAACGTGGCGGAACGCGTTGTCGCCCGATCGATCATGCCGCCGAGCCGGTCGTACATGCTCGACGCCTGGCCGGCCGATCCGGCGACGCGGCGATTCGCGCTCGTCGCCCGCCGCTCGAACTCGGAGATCCGCCGTTCGACGCGATCGAGCTTCGACGACATTTCGTCGAGCAGTGTCAGCCTTGATACAAGTTCCGGTGCGTCAGCCATTACGCTTCCCGAGGTTTATCAGCGTGAGCAGTCCGGCCAGCGGTCCGGCGGATTGAGCGATTCGTCCATCGCGTTCCGATTCGGCAAGACGCTCACCATCGCTGATCGCCTGAAAGCAGCTCATCTCGAACTGGTCCTGATCGTTCATGCCTCCCGCGCGGGGCAAGGTTCCAAGATCGCGGCAGCGCCGATACTTCACGTACACCGGCCACCACTCTTCCTGGAACCGCGGCTTGCCGTCGAAGCTGCCGCACGGAGTTCGCGTGCAGTCGGGTGGAGAAACGTTGCGAACGGGGTGATCGTCGGCGTCGCGGAGAATCTGCCCTTTGTTGTCGTGACGGTAGCGAATGCAATCGCTGCATCGACGTCGTGACCAGGCCGGGTGCAGCAGCAGGAACCGGACGGCCAGTGTTATTTTCCCAGCAGTTTGTCGATGTCCCGGCTGGTCTCGGTGATCTTGTTGCCGATGAAGTCGAGGATGGCGAGCGGAACGCGCTGCAGCTCGGTCATGTTCTTGAAATCCACGGTCGAGCCGTCCGGCTTCCGCAGATCCCAAGACCGCAGGTATCGTTGAACGAGTTCGGAGAGCACCACGCGCTCGAGTTCGCGGTGCGACTTCCCGCGTTGTCGCTCGGTGGCGAGCTTGTTCATGTAGTCGGCGTACTCGCCGGCGCTGACCGGGTGGTACTTGAACGCAACCGCGGGAGTGACAGCCGTCTCGGGGCAGAGCCCATTCACCACCAGGTCGTCGGAGATGTAGCCGATCTTCGGGCATTCCGACTCGGGCTCCTGAATCGTCGAATTGGGCTCCGGCTCCGTCAGCCGGATCGATGGGTTCGCACTCATTTTCCGTCCGTCCTTCCTGGTTAGGCGAGCACAACCGTCAGTTCGTCGTCGCCGCCGGCGGCAACGCTGTAAAACGTGAACGGCAGTCGAACGGTGTTGGCGAAGTTCTCAGCCGAAATATTCGGAACGTCGCCGTCGAACTTGCAACCGTTGCTCGCGGAGTTGAACGTGATGGTGTTGGCCCCAATGGTGAACTGCCATTGGAAGGTGAACGCCGTGTCGGCCAGCCACAGGTCGACCAGCGCTTTGCTCAGTGCGTTCCAGTCGAGTTCAACGACGCCCGTGACGAGTCGTCGGCCGCGGGGGATCGCCAGTCGATCGCGCGAGTTGCGGTACACATCCTCGACGAGCTGATGGTCGATCGTGACCTCGACGGACTTGGGCTTTTGGGCCACGCCGCCCATCGAGAGCGTGCATTCGTAATGCTGAGGAATCAGCCCGGTCGGCGCCGAGAAACCGGACGACGGGAACGTAGCGCCGCCGGCCAGCGTGCTGCCCAGCAGCGAAAGCGCCAGCATGAAGTGCGGATCGTCCTGGCTGGAACTGAAAACAGCCCGCTGCACGCGAGCGTTGTTGAGTTTGAACGTGTCGCCCGAACCGCCGAAGTCCTTGTCGACGAAAACGGTGTTGCACGGCAGCTCGACGGTTTTGTCGAAGCTGTAGGTGCCGCTCGACACTTTGCCCATGATGGCCTTGAGCAGCTCGTCGAGCTGGTCGTACACGCAGCCGACTCGCAGCGTGCCCGTGCCGCCCTTCGTGCCGAGCCGGCGGCGGATGCTGCTTTGGCTGATGTGCCCGACGGCCCCGGGCAGATAGTTGGTTCGAATGTCCGGCTTGAAGTCCTCGTCGACGATTTCGAGCAGCACGCCGGCCGTTGCGTCGGCTCCGTCGAATGCCCCAGAGGTGCCCTGCTCCCCGAATGCGAGTCGCGCCTTGTAGCCGGGTGCGGTTTGGGTTTCAGCCATGCGTCGGGAACCTCCCCGACGCTATCGCCCTACGCGGCCGATTGGACGCCGCGGCGGATGCGGCCGATCCAGTCGAACTCGGCCGACCAGAACACCCCGGCCTCGATCACCTGACCTTGATCGTTGCGCGGCGCCTTCGCTTCGAGCACGAGGGCGGATGGCTCGCACGATTGCAATCCGGACGTCGCTGGCGTGAGACGGAAGTGTTCCTGCCGACCGCGCACGAGTCGATCGATCAGTAACCCAGCAAGGTTCGTTGCGCCGGACGGGTGACGGCCAGCGGCGGCGAGCATGAAGTGAATGGTGAACGCCCACTCGATCTCCGCGTTGCTCACCTGCCGCGGCGTGACGCGGGCGGGCAGCATCGAGATCATTGGGCAGTCGTCTTTCACCGGGTTGAGCGGCGGGAGTCCACCACCTTCGCGGAACCAGAACCATTTGCGCATCGCGCGGTCGATCGCCGTCTGCAGGTTGAACTCGACGGCGCCGCCCGTGCTCGGCCAGGCCGGTGTCAGCCCGAAACCGTCGTTCCCGACGAGAATGGATGCGATCGTATAGGTGCCGACGTTCTGCGAATTCGCGGCGTCAGTGACCGTGACTCTGCGACCGATCCAGCTCGTGGTATCGCCGCTGAGTGCCGCCGGCAGACGCAGCGTCGCCGTCGACTCCGCTGTGCCTTCCGCCTGGTACAGCTCGTGCAGCAGGTACAGCTCGATCGCGTCGCGGACTGTTTCGATCCATGTCATTCGCAGATGTCCGCCGCTTGATCGACGAGGATGATGTCCGCCTCCGCCCCAGCGGCGAGTTCGCGCAGTCGCTCGACCTGAGCGGCCCAGCTCGACGGGATTTCCTTGCCGCGCTTCACCAGTTCGTGAATCTGCGTTTCGAGCGTGGTGAGCTGCTGCCGGTACCACTCGGCGGATTGGGGTTCGACAGTGGCCATTGCGTCGCCTCAACAAAAAGGCCCCGCCGCGTCGCAGCGGTCGGGGCCTGATGGATCTCGAGATTCAGTTCGGCGATTACGCCGCGTTCTTGAGCCAGTAGGCGTCGGTCTTGACGATCAGGGCGCTCTTGCGCTTCGCCCGGAACACGACCGGGATATCGCGGCGGAAGTCGCCTTCGAGCGAGCGATCGACCGTGATCGGCCAGATCTTGTGTTCCTTGAAGCAAGCCTTCGGATCGCCGAAGTACCAGTCGGTCGTCCCGGTGCTCGGGTGGCCGTCGAGGATCGCGGAGCTGACGATCTGGAAGTCGCCGCCGACGATGTCCTTGAGCTGGCTGGGGCCCGTGATGCTCATCGCGGTCGCACCAAGCGACGGCTGGGTCGCGAAACCGGTGCCGTTCTTGAGGTGGATCGCGGTCGTCCGCTTCGCCATCGGGCAGAGCAGAACCCTCGGAATGACCGTGATCTTGCGATCCTTTTCGTCGATGCGGGCGGCGAACACCTGCATGGCGGCATCGATGCACGCCGGGTCGATGGTCAACGGATTGCTGGCCTTCTGCGTGACGTTGCGGTCGTACCAGTTGTTGGAAGCCGCCGCCGTGCGATACAGGTCCTTCTGCGTCGGGACGCCGTCGATGATCGGGTAGTACCGCTTGAACCCGGTGAGGTCGGCGATCGAGTTCAGGATCATCCGCTCGCGGTCATACGCCATGACCTTTGAGATGTCCTTCGCGCGATCCATGACCTTGCCGGTCTGATCGTGCGTAATCACCTCGGCGGAGATGCCGATCATCTCACCCTTCTTCTTCGGACCGGGCGGCTGAACGGCCTTCTCGCCGAACCCGGCCCACGGGAACTCTTCGCCCTCTTCGAGTTCCTTCGGATCGTCAAGCGCCTGCGTGCCGGAGAGCGTCTCGACCGGGAGATTCGAGTCGAGCGGGTCGCACAGCATGTCGCCGACCATCTTGAGCAGATCGAACTCTTCGATGATCGCGCGTTGCAGCACGGCTCCGGCGAGAATTGCGAACATGCCGGTCTGCAGTTCGGCCTCGCGAAACCGACCCTCGGAGAGCAGGATGCGATCGCGACCGATCGACATGTCGAGCGTGTCGGCGACGGGGCCGACGAGATTCTCCCACGTCTCGCGAATCGAGAACGCGGAGACGGGAGCGTCGCCCGTCATGATCATGTCGTACAGCTTGGCGGTGACGCGTCGCTGCGCCTCGCGAACCTGCATGCCAGGTCGCGATTCGGATTCCAGCAGCCGCTTGAGTCCATAAGCCATTGTCGATTCTCCTGAGCGGCCGCGGCCGCGTGATTCACTCCGAAGCGCCCGTCAGGGCGGGTTACTGCACCGAGCCGGGCAGCAGGCAGTACCGCAGGACCATCGTTCCGGAACCGGTGCCGCCGCCGTCGTCCGCGATGTCGAGCAGGTCGTCATGCTCGAACTGGTTGGCCGCGACCGTCGGGTCGAACGCGATGTTCGTGACCTTTCCGACGGCGGAGCCGGACGCGGCGACCGTCATGGTCGGCGTGAGCGACGTTGCGCCGTTCTTGAACGTGTAAACCTTGTCCGCCGACGCCTGCACGACGTCGTTGACGAAGTGGGCTGAGAGCAGCGCGATGCGCTCGCCGAACGTCCAGTCAGAGAGGGCGTCGCCGGTGACGTCGGTGAATCGCCAGCTCACCTGCTTGACGAGCGCACCGGGATTGAAGCCGCCGATGCCGAGCACGTGCCGGCTGAGAACGAAGCCGCTGACCTTCGTGGAACCGGACGGGTGGTCGCGGCTGACAACCGCGATGGCGTCGCGCGGATCGCTGGTGGCGACGACGATGAAGTCGTCGAGCAGGTTGGCCCCGGCGTCCTTCTTGGCCCGCAGCAACGTGCCGGCCTTGAAAGCGGCGGAGCTGCAGTTGAACTCGACTTCGCCTTGATGAATGACCGGGCGCGAGCCGGCGGGGTCGGCCTGCACGACCGAGCCGGCCATGATGCCGGCGAATCGGCTGGCGAAATTGCGGGTCGTGATCGCCTCGCTGGAATCCCACGTCAGCGCGCTCGCCGGCTTTACGACGTTGTTGGCGTCGTCGAGCCAGAGCGCCGCATTCGGCTTGATCTTCTGAGACGAGCCGGCCAGCGTGTTGCGGGGCAGGATCAGCGGTCCACCGGTCAGATGACCCATCGGATTCTCCTTTGACGGCCTGGGGCCGGTTCGAAATCAGTTACGAGCGGGAGCCGGAGATCACGGCTTCCTTGACGGCCTGCTTGTAGAAGTCGTCGCGCGACTTCTCGTCGGTGAACGCCGCCGGCTTGCCTGCCCCGCCGCTCGTAGTGAGCGGGGAGCGCTCGGGATACACGGGAGCCGACTCGGTGACCGGCGTGCTCGTGCCGACGATCGCGCGGCGATCCTCGATCACGCGCTTGATCGCGGCCTTCGCGGCGTCGCCTTCAAGGCCGACGGCGGAGTTGACGAGCTGCTCGATGAACACGGCGGTTCCAAAGCGAGTGTCGCTCGACAGCTTCTCTTCCGCGAGCACGGTCTCGACCAGCACTTTCGCGGCCTGCCGCTTGTCGCCGAGGGCGATCTTTTCCTTGAGCGCCGCGATCTCCGCTTGAGCGGCAGTGATCGCCGGATTCGTGGACTCGCGGAGCTGCTTGGCCAGGTCCGGGCGTTCCTTTTCGAGCGTCGCGATGTCGAGCGTCTTGAAGTCCACGTCTTTCTCCTTTGCCGGATCAGCGGATTCCTTAACCGTGCCGCTATCGCCGCCGAGTTCTTTCACGAGGTCCTGGAAAATGGAGATGACTTTCGCCTTGCGCTCGGAAGCGCTGAGCTTGTCGTCGTCGAGCGTCTGGTACACCAACCACCATGCGGCGGAGTTCTTCTTGCGCACGTCTTCGAGCACCGCGTCGTTGGCGAGCTTGTCGGCGATGGGGCCTTCGAGCAGGTTTTGATCGGACTCGAACAGGTTGGTGGTGCTGCCGGGTCGATCGACCACGTCGACGGAGCGGCCGCGATGGATGTGCTCGACGTCGAGCCAGCCGTCTTTCGCGAGCGTGCCCTCGCCATCGGCGTCAATGCTGAGCCCGCAGATGTCGGAAGCGGATTCGGCCAGCGTAATGAGCACCTGGGCAGACGGACCGCGGGCCTTCATTTCCTTCGCGCGGACCGTGCCGGCGCCGTCGATGTAGAGGCCGTGCAGACTGCCGGCCAGATCTCGGACGCGGGTCTCGGTGTTACCCGTGTCCTTGTGGTCGATCATCACCCGCGCGCCTTCGAACACCTTCACGGCGTCCCGGCGGGCTGATTCGGTGTAGCGGCGGCGGTTCTTCGACTCCGGGCGGAGCACGGCGACTTCGCGAAACACGGCGATCACGCCGTCTTTCGGGTCAGCCTGCTTTTCGAGGGTGGCGCCCTCCATCAGCAGCGAGTGTTCGATCAGATGGAGTTTGCGGGGTTTGTCGGTGGCGGTGGCCGGCATAGCGTCCTCGCGACGCTATCGCCGAAATGTATCTGTTTAGGGCTTGTCGATGTTAACTCTGACGAGCAAACGAAGCTGATCATTCGAGATGCGCAGAGAGGACTTGAATGCCGGAAATCCCTCCGCCGCCAACTCATACGAGATTAGGTATTCGGCGTGCGGGCTCTGCTTCATGTCCACCGGGAGCGTGTCGGTTATCCAGCGAACCGTGTTGCTATGGATCACGTCGTTGGCACCGCCGGCGTAGATGACGGGCGAATTCTTGTCGAGTCGGTCAAACGGCTTCAACCAGATTGAACGGGTTAGATAGAATGGGTCGTGCGGAGTAACGTTAAGACTCAGCAGCGGAAACTTCGCGATTCCTCGCCCGATATTCCTTACGCCGATTCGAACCGCAACCTTAGTTTCTGACGTATTAAATAGGTGTGGCTCTGCTGCCAGTTCCAGATGTGGTCGGGCACGACGGCCGAACATGTCAGCAACTTGGAAGTGCTCCATCGGCCGAAATGAATGACCAGATCGCATGTAGTATCGATCTAATCCTTCCCGTGCCATGTGCGGTCCCGAATCGCTCTCGGGAATGATGCTCGCCACCACCACCAGCGCGTTAGCCGTCTTGAGCAATTTGTGACGAACGCCCGGGACCATTGGCAATGCAAGCGTCCCGGTGTGCTCGTTCAGCTTAGAAATTAGGTGCTCGCCGTCAGACACGCCCACAATCGCATCAGCGCATTCGACGCTTCGCGCCTTATCCTTCGCCGTTCCGACACCCCAAACTAGGATTCCGCCAGCGCTGTTCGCAAAACCAGAAAGCGCTTTCGCAAAGTTCTTTTTGTCATCGGATCCGAACGTGCCGTCCTGTGTGCTCAGTTTCTTGAAGTCAAGCTGTAAATCCTCTTGCCGGCGTTCCGCGACCATCTGCTCGATGCGCTGGCCGTCGAGCGAGTCAAAAACGGCTTCAATTCCGTAATCCATGCCGTGCATTCTCGCGGCAAATGACTAGCACGCAAATCAGTTAAGCCGGACAGAGCTTGTAATGCCGCGGATTCAGCATGTCGGTGCCGCACGACGGGCAGATGTAGTGCACGATCACTCGGTCGCCGGATTCGTTTGGGATGATGGTGGGGCTGACTTCGCCGTTGAACTTACGGCAGTCGGTGCATTTCAATCCGAGCGTGACGACGGGCACGAGCTTCGGATCTTGTTTCGACACCGCTACCTTCGCTTCCTCAAGCGCGATCGCCGCCAACTGTCCGGCAGCTTCCCGGGCTGGGGCAGTTCGTCGATGCGGAGGATGCGATTGCGACGGTTCACGAATCGATCGACCGGCAGTCCGTCGCGGTACAACCGATATCGAGTCGGCCCAAGCACGCGTCGCTGACGGGTCCAGTGCTGCCGGCGGAGCCAGTCGCCGTAGTTCGAGATGTCGCCTGGATCACCACCGTCGCGGAGCTGCGGGGCATACGAGCATCGGCAACTCCGATGAAGCGGTACGCGAGGGCGATTGGGATCATCGCTCCGCCAGACAGTTCCGCTGAGCGAACCGCAGCGCAAGCACGTGCGCATATCGAGCACTGCCAGGTAAATCAGTGACTGCACTTCCTCGCCTACGTAGTCGAGCAGCAGCTCTTCCGACTCAAACGAGAGATTCTGCACGGCGTCGCCGGCCATTCGTTCGAAGTCGCTGAGCGCAGCCGACAGGGTGACTTCGAGGTCGTTGATCGCGTCGAGCAGCTCGCGGCGTTCGTCGACCGTGACGTTCACGAGGTTGGCGACGCGGTTGGCGAGTCGATCGCCCCAGCCCTCGTATCGGAACGCGAAATCCCGCAGCACGTCGTCGATGAATCCGGGCATGTCGGCCTGGCCGGTCATGCGGAAGAAATCGCGGAGGATGTCGAACGGGTCGAGCCGGGCCTGCAGCGTGAAGCCGGGTTCGTCGCGTTCGTGCAGCCGGCGGTTCTTGAGTAGCCGGGGTGCGAGCCGGCGGATCCGGGCGGCGCCCATCTTGGCGAACACGGTTCGGGCTTGAACGTCGAACCAACGCGGTGCCAACGTGGTGAGCTGCGATGCGATGGATTCGTACGCCAGGCGGGCCGCGGTGATGATCCGCTGGTAGATCAGCCGGGCAACTGTCAGCCGATCCCAGTCTGCCGGCCGGACGTTCGCTGCCTGCAGGTCACGTGTGATCGATTGAATAGCCGGGTTGATGTGGCGCCGGGCTTCCGCGGCGAGACCGTTCTCGATTCGCACGAGGTCGTGCAGTCTCGAGATCCATGCGTCGAGCAGGCGCTGATTCGCTGAGCGGGTTTTCGTTTTGGTCGGCATCGGTTCATGCGACGGCGCGGCGGCACTTGTCGAGGGCCTTTTCCTGGATCTGGCGGATGCGTTCCTTCGAGACGCCGAACTGGCCGGAAATCTCTTTGAATGTGTACGTGCGCTGGTCTATGAAACCGAATCGCAGTTTCAGGATTTCTACTTCCTGGTCCGTGAGTTTGCGCATGAGTCGCCGCAACAGACGTTTCGCATCTCGGCGATTGTCGTCGCGATCAATGCGATCTTCCGGTGCGGCGCAACGATGATCCCGCACGGTGTCGAAATCGATGAGTTCGCCGGGGTGACGGCGCTTCATCATGCGGCGTCGGTACTGCGTGATTCGACGGATGATCGCGAGTGTCGCGTACGTGCTGAATCGGAAGCCACGACGGGGATCAAATTGGGTTGTCGCGTCAAACAGTGCGATTGCCGCCTGTTGCTTCACGTCATCGAAGTCGAGCGACGGCCACTTGCGGCATAGTCGGGCGGAGAATGTGCCGACGAGCCCCATGTTCTGCTCGACCAGCTTACTCCGCGCTGCCTTTGCCACGTCCGCGTTTCGGCTTCGCGCCCGCTGGAACAGGATCGCCTGACCCGCCGGCACCGGGGTCTTTGCTTCGAATCTTGTCTGCGAGTCCCGTCGGGTCCGTTGCCGGGTCGACTTCCGGCGATTCGGTTTGCTCTTCCGCTGTGTTCTCATCTTCAACCTCGGGGTCGTACCCGGAGTTCTGCTGCCACGTTCGCCGCGACAGCACGCCGTTCATTTTCTCGATCTGGTTTGCCTGCGTGTCCTTGAGCCGATCGCGGATCGCGATGCTCGGTGCACGTACCTCGATGGTCGCGCCCGGCAGATAGTCTTTGAGCTTGGGATTCACGGCCAACGTCCGGCGAACCATCTTCACCGCTTGTTTCATCGCCCACGCCTGCCAGCCGAGCATCGAGATGATGCCGGGCGCTTCGGCCACCTGCAGGGACGCGAGGTTCGCGTTGCTCGCATCGCCGCCGAACCAGTATTCCGGCATGTTCGCGCCGCGTGCGGCCGTCAGAATGAGAGCCCGTCCATCCTCATACGCGTCGTCAGCGCCAATGTTTTGGGCCGGCATTTTGAACTCGGTGCCGGGGGCCGCGAAGATGGTCGTGCCTGCCTGCCATTGCGAGCGCTCGCGCGTGATCGGGTTCTTGTTTACGTCGAGGCCCGATGTTTCGCCGGCCTTGATCGTGTTGGCGGATCGGGCGTTCTGACCGGGGGCGGCGTTCTTCTGCTCGCGGATGATCACGAGGGCTGAGCGGATGAGGTTCAGCACGAAGCGGCTGTCGAGCCAGCGACGCAGTTTCATGATGTCCTCGGTCGATCGATACAGGAACGGAAGCCCGACCTTCACGTCGCTGTCGACGCCGATTTTGAGCTGCACGACGTCGGCAGCCGGAATCATCTTGTCGCTATCCTTCACGAAGTAACCGAGCACGACGCTCGCATCGGACTTGAGCGTCGCGATGCCATGCGACCATGATTGATCCGTGGGCGGTTGCGTCTTGTCGGGCGCTGCCAATCGAAGCACGTCGATGAACCGCCACTGAACGAGCTGGCTGACCTGCCGGTCGGGCCGGATCATTCGCGGAAGCGACAGGCCGTCGCGGAGCACGCGGATGATCGCCTCGTACAGCGTGCCTCCGAAATCAAACGTCTCGTCATTCTCGTACAGCTTCCACTCGTCGCGGAGTTCCTTCTGAGCGGTCAGGTTGTCGTGCTTGATGTGAACGCGGGGATCGCGGCCGCAGATGTAGTCGGCGACCAGGTCGATCGCCCCGCCGTAGTGCGAGCCCAGCTCGTACAGGTAGCGTGAGCGGCGGATGATCGCCTCGATGTTCGCGACGTCCTTATCCCCGACGTCCCCCCTGCCCTGCTTGTAGATGGGGATCCAGTTCGTCTCTTCGGTCGCCCACGACTCCATGAAGCGGGTCGCGTGCGTCACGACCGACTCGACGAGCCCGATCATGCCGGCGGCGGCGCCTTCCGCCTTGAGCTGCTCGATGCCTTCGCGGATGTCCTGGAATTGGTACTCGGTGACGCGAACTCCCTCGGTGTCGCGGACGGGTGCGGCTTCGGTGATCGGTTGCTTGCGGCGGTTCTTTCGACTCATCTCGCCACGTCCCATCGACTACTGCCCGTTCTGGAACTCCGGCCGCAGCATCGCCTCGGCCCGTTCCTTCATGACGATTCGCTGACCGAACCGCGCCATCACGTACGCATCCGAACAGTCCGGCGACTTGCGACCCTTTTTGTACCGCTCTTCCTTGCCGACGATCTTGATCTTGCCGCGCTTGTACTCGTACGGCTGATCCCAAAGTTGGCCGCGTAGCTCGTCGTCGTAGATGAGCTGCACGAATCGGTCCTTAACGTCCATTGCCACGATCCAGTACGACTCGCTCGCCAAGTCAACGAACATGTCGGGGCGCTCGAGCGGCACGGCGTTCGCTGCAAACGCGATCACCGGGTAATTGAGGTCTTTGAGTTCGTCGTACACCGGCCCGCCCAGCCCGACGACGTCGACCACGATCGCATCGGCTCCCTGATCGTGAAACAGCTTCTCGACCCGCCGGCGTGTGATCGTGGTGTCCTTCGTGTCCTCACCCGCGTATTTCTCAAGATGCGTCTGGATGTTGCCGGCCACTCGCGTGATAGCCGTCTTGTCCTCGCCCCCGCGGCTCATATCGACGGCAATCACGATCGGTTCCGGCTTGCGGGTGTCGTCACCGGGGAAGTATTCGACGTCGTCGCGGGTCATTGCGTACTGGATGTCGTCGAACGCCATCAGCATTCGATCGCCCCCGCGGGGGAATTTGCCGAGAATCGTCATCCGCACGTAGTCGGAATCGGCGCCGAACTCGCGAATGACAGCGTCCAGCCAGTCGCTTGCCACCAATCCGGGGATGCGCTTTCTGTCGTCGTCCGTCAGTTCGAGCGAGCTGATCTCGATGCGGTTCCACTCGGGGATCACTTCGGGCTTGTGCCAGATGTCGTGGAAATACCCCATCGTCTGCGTCGGGTTGCCGATCGCCAGCATCCGATCGTTCTTGCCAGTGACGATCTTCTTTGCCGCCCGGAAGATCTCGTCAGGTACGCCGCTCGCCTCTTCGATGATGGCGAGCACGCCGCCGGGAGCGTGGAAGCCGGGGAAGTTCTCGGGGCGCTTCGCCGACGCGGCCAGGCCGAACCAGTTGGGGGCGAATCGCCATTCTTTCTGTAGCAGCGTTCCGCCGAACCCCGTGATCGATCGACCGCTCGGGAACTGAACGGTCTTACGCTTCGCGATTTCGTAGTGCGTGGCGATGCGGGCCCACAGCACCTTCACGTTTTGCTTGTCGGTCGGGGCTGTCGTGACGACCATGCGGCCGTCCTTGCCGGTCAGCCACCAGGACGCCGCGATAGCCGCGATCTCAGTCTTGCCGACGCCGTTGCCCGACGAAATCGCCGTGTTGCGGTTGTCGCGGACGGACCGCAGGCCCTGAGCTTGTTTCTTCCAGAGCCAACTGTCGAACCAGAGCTTCGCGAACGCGACTGGATCGCGCATGACGGCGTCGAACGCCGCGATGTCCTCGATGGGCGGACGGGGGATGCTATGAGGCAGCGGGGTCTGATCCGCCAGCAGGCCCGGGCGGATTGTCCGGTTGCCCAGCAGGCGCTGCATTGTCCGACGAATCGACGGGTAGCGTTCCACCGGCGGCATCGGGATCCTCGGCGATCAACGCCCGGACGAACTGAGCCATGTCGACCGGACCGAACGCACCTCCGGATTGATCGGTCGGTGAGATGATGGTGCGGGCGGTCGCGAGGTTGAGCCCGTCAACGATGGCTGCCCGCTGCACGTCCGCTGGAACGCTTCCACTGGCGTTGGTGGCGAGTTTTCGAAGATGAGCGTACAGGCCGGCCGCGTCCTTCGATGCGAGGCGTAGCAGCCGATCGGTGTGGGTCTGGCTGATCTGATCGGCCAGTTCCTTGACGCGGCGGTGCGTGCTGCCGGAGCGGAGCTGATACACGAGGTATTTGGTGAGCGGCGGATCGACGATCTTCGCGATTTCGTCGGTCGAGAGACCATCCGCGATGGCGGTGGCAAGCCGCTCTTCCTCTTCGGCGTTGAACTTTCGTTGGTCACTCGGCAAGCCCCAGCTCCTCGGCGGCGGTTTTGATTCGTTCGTGGATCGCCTGGACCTCGCGGGCCCGTTGCGTCAGTTCTTTCGCGATTTCGCTATCGCCCTGCCCTGCCATGATGCGGCGCGCGATGAGTTCGCCGATATCGTCCAAACTGAGTCTCAGGCAGATGGCACGGATGCTGTCGCTGACGGCCGCGTCGTCCGCCGGATCGATTGGGCCGTCGGTTGCCGGGCGGGTTTTGATTGCGGTGGACGGGACGCGTGGAACGCGCGGCGTGTCCGGGCTGCCGGCGGGGTCCTGCTCGGGCGTAGCGGCGCGCTGCACCATGCGGAGCGCTTTGTTCAGGCTCAAATGCGACACGTCGGTCGCGTTCGACCAGTGCGTGTAAATCCGGATGTAACGTTGTGCGGTGTGGAGCTTTATCTCGGGCAGATTGGATTCGAGCCAAACGCCCCACTCACTGTGTCCGGCCCGGTCCTTGAGGATCGCGAGAGCCATGCCGATGTACCACGCCTGTGCGGCGGTGGTGCGCATCAATTCCGAGAGCTTGGCGACCGTCTGATCGAGCTGGGACTTGTGGCCGCGGATGTACGAGATCAGCGATTCGTTCGTCCACTGATCGGCCGGTGCGAGCGGAGCGTCGGGTTTCGTTGCCAGTTCAGTCATCTGTTGCCTCTCTTTCTTCGACGGCCGGGAGCACGCGGCCGTCCCGGGCCACCATGCCGAGCCGATGGTTGCCCTGCACGATGCGGCGGATGATCAGCCGGACCTTGTTTTCGAGGGACGCGCGGGACGGGATGCGGCCGCGGCGTCCGGTGTATTCGAGCAGCTCGACGACCGTCGCGTTGATGATGTCGTCAGCGTCCTGGACGCATTCGAGCGGATAGCGGCTGTATTCCTCGTTAGCGAGGAAGCGGATGAACGGCAGCAGCTCGATCAGCCATTCCCCATCCAACCGCTCACCCGCTCCTCTGACGCTTGGGGCAGAACTGACGCAGCAGGCCACCGTAGAAACGCCTCCTGTCCTGACAGAACTTCTCGATCCGTTCCCCGATTTTCGCGGCGGCCTCGCATTTCTCTTCCTCGGTGAGCACGTCAAAAAGGTCGAGCATCATCTCGATGCGGGTGCGGCGAATCTTGGACCGGGGTGAGTCGCTCATATCGGGATTCCACGCAGCGGTGACACGTCTATGCAGCACGTATCGCCGTGAGAGTTCACAAGCCGCCCGCCCCCGCGGATGCACGACCGCAGGATCAGGCGGAACAGGTTGATGTCGTTGACGCAGTGCTGGATTGCCCCCGGGAGGTCCCCGCGTACGCCGGCCAGGTTCCCCTCAGCCGGCTCCCGGGCGCGGAGCCAGCGGTGCTCGTTCGGCGCCATTGCGGCCGCGATTGATTCGAGGCCCCAGCCGTCGACGGTGCCGAGTGATGAGCGGATGGCGGCGAGCAGGTCGAACGTCTGCGCGGTGATCGGGCGGGCGACGCGCTCGAGTAACGGGTTGTCGAACGCCTTGCAGTTGTGGCCGGCGATGAGCTGGCAGCAGTTCAGATCCGCCGCGAAGCGGGCGGCATCCGCCGGGCCGTACACGGCGGCGATCCCGGTTGGCGCGTACCAAGCGACGCCGCAGACGAACTTGCGCGTCGCGGACAGACCGTCGGTTTCGAGGTCGTAGAGAGCTAAGCGAATGGGCGTTGGCCCGGGGGGGTGGCTGCAGGAGTGTCGCAAATATGGGACGTGAAGTCAACGAGAAAATCCGACCGCACCGCACAGTCAGGTTGTGAAATGTTTAGCGAATGTAGACGTAGACGACATGCACGATTTGAACGATCAGATTCGCCGCATTTGTACGGCGAGGCAATTGGCCGACGGTCGCGAGCATACGGATCATCCAACATCCGCTGTCAGCGGTCGCGCGTTTTCAGAGACTCACACGCGATCCGGCACATTCGCAGCCAGATCCGCCGATACCGATCTCGCTCGTCGTCGCCACACGATTGTCATCGGGAAGCTGCGCCACCGAAAGTAAGTATCGATGTAGCCATTCGTGACGCCCTCAACTGTACGAGCGACAGAAACCAAGTTCTTTCCGGCGATGATCACAATGATGATTGCAACGAAGAGCGCCACAAAATAGCCGGTGCCGGGCATTGGGACCGGTTCCGGCATCGCGACTCTGCTCGCGATGCAAAACCACGCGAACGCAGCGATCACGCTGCCGATCAAAATGGTCCCGGACATGTGAAGCAAATCCCAAAGATCCTGACTTCGCGTTTCGGCGTCTTTCAGTGGCGACCCGTTGGCGTGATGCAGATACCAGAGAATGTTTGCGATCGTCCACGCATCCTTCGCCGTGCTTACATCTTCCGGAGTGTAGTAACTTCCGTTCTGCTCTTGCCGGAGCATCAACATGGTTCCATCGCCGAGCCGCGTTCTCATGGCATCGCGAATCGATGGCCCGAGATCGACGACGAATTCGAAACCGCTGTAGATTTTCTCGTGGTTGTAGAGAATGTGGTGCAGAACGCTGAGGAAATAGCCAATCACTCCCGAAGCGACGAAGAGGCCAAGCGCGACTGCAGCGACGTCGGCTGCGTTCTTGGAATTCAGGAAATCGTTGAGCTTATCCTTTAGCCAGCCGTAATTCGAGATGGCCAGGTATGCGGTCAGTTCGGTCGCCGCGACTGATCCGGGCATCACGTACCGCAAGAAACGGCGCGCATCGCTCATTGCGTTCTCCTTGCAATCGGACTCGTTGGTCTCAGCTTATGGTTCGAACGCCAAACAACCGATCGGTATGCGGACGACTGGTCAGCATGAACGTGCGGCGGCTGAGCGTGCGACACACGCCTGAATTATCATCCGTTTTGCAGCAGTCGACAACGACCCGTAGCCCTTTAGGACATCCATGACATTCAGGCTGTACACCCAAGCCACTAGCCGCATGCCGCGCTCCTTAGTGGATTTCCCCATAGCAAGGTTTTCAGTGCGAAAAACCTTGTCAACTTTGCACTCCGCTATCTGCCTGCCTTTGATCGCTGCGCCAGACTGCGCTCTCCACTGACGGAAAACTGTTGCTCTTCGCCCCCGGAGAGTTACGATTCCGAATCGTCTTCGAGCACACCAAGCCCGGAAGACAGTGAATGCGGACTTGACGCGAGCTCGTTGCGGCTGCGTAGAGCCAGCGACCTCGGTCATACGGAGAAAGCCATGAAGCTCAAACGCGTATTGTTCTGCACCGGACTGATCGTGGTGGCCGCTTTCTGGTCGAACTGCAGCGACACTGAACCGCGCACCCAGAGCGATTCGGTGAAGCTGCAAGCCGAGACCGCCGCGATCGCGGCGAAGAAGTCGTGCTGGTGTGAAGGCGTCGAGTACAAGGACGGCTCAATCATTTGCCGATCCGACGGCTATCGGCACAAGTGCTACGATGGAAGTTGGTCCAACACGAGAGAAAAGTGTCAGGTCGGAGACACAAAATGCAAGTGAGTGACATTGCCGGAGTTGCCCGCTCGATCGTCCGTCGCGCCGACAATCGCGGATCTTGCCTTATGTGCCGCGGTTACCACGGAGTTTTGATTCTCGCGGTGGCGCTCGCTTCGAGCACGTGTCGGCCGGCCCCGGCCGACGAGACGCTGAGGCTTCGCGAGGAGCTCGACCGCGCCCAATCGCTCCTCCTCCAGGATCAACGCAGAGCGGAGCTGCTCTGCGCCGACGCAACGGCGGCGTTCGATCAGGTCCGCGTTGCCGTTCGTGATGGGAAATCGACTGGCGAGCAAGAGCTGCAAGCGGCAGCCGGAACACTCGATCAGGCAACGCTGGCGTATCGTGAGGCGGTTGCGCTCGTCGGCCCGTACGAGGCTGCAAGGACAAAGTGGCTCGACGTTATCAAAGCTCCCCAGCAAGGCAGAGTCGCTGATCCAGTGATCGCAAAGTCCCGACAGATTCTCGATCTCGTAATGCGCGCCGCATTTCGCGCGTCATGCTTGGCGAAGTCTGCTGTCTCGGGACAGCCGATCAAGATCATCAAGGGCGAGCCGATCGTTCCGGGCCTGTTGGTTGCCGAGGCGGACGACGCGATCTCCGGCCGGCTCGATAAACGAGGCATCAAGAGCAAGCGGTTCAGCACTGGCCGTCATCGGGGGAGCGCGGAGGGAATCGCTGAGGTCAAGATCCCGGACGGTTTCGCCTACGTATCGCACCGATTCGACGAGGTAAACGCAGGTGGCCCCCACGGCACACGCATTGCCTACGACGAGCGAACAAACACGGTCCGAGGAAAGTATTGGATTCGCGCCGACAGCAGCGTCGGCCATTTCGGCCCAATCACGTTCGGCCGTCACAGTTGGCTCTCGTTCAACATTGTCGTCACGGTGAAGGAGTTGTTGCCTTCGGAGCGTACGGTTGTAGCGACGCCGAAGGCAAAGGCGAAACCAAACCCGACGCCGGCGCCGGGCGAACCGGCGACCACCGCGACAGTGGTAACGATTTGGTGCACCGGCGTCGCCTGTCAGCCATCGTTCTCATACTGGGACACCAAGAAAACGATAGTGAGCTTCGCTGCCCGGGATTCAAAAGGACTGGGACATGCGGATGTGACGCAAATTGGTCCGCATCGCCTGCGAATCCAGCACCAACCGATCGCTGGGACTCCGTGCGGTAATTCGTACGCCGGCTCACTCAACGTGGATGTTGCGATCTCCAACTAGTCGGCGATCGGGAAGTATCTGATGGCATCGCTCCATCACGATCGCGCGAACGCACCACACTCGGGGCAAGTGCCACTCTGATTTCCGACCATGCTGTAATTGCATCGCCAGCAACCGTCGTCGCTCGTTCGCGTCCAGTTTTTCGGGACGCTTCGACCACTACGCCGCGCCAGGGACTCTGCGGGCGTCAGCATCCGATCCGGTACGAAATCGGGAACGTCGTCGGCGAAGATCCGGCGCCGGCGTCGAACCGCCGCCCGCCAGGGAAGGCGCCAGCACGGCCAGTCCGCCGGGTCTGGACGCGGACAGAGCAGGCCGAACAGTGCGGCGAGCGGGAAGGTACAGCGATAGAGAGTGCGGAGCACGAGGCGATTATCGCGATCGCGCCATCCGTTTACAACGCCGCATCGTGCGCATGAAAAAAGGCCGCTGCAGCGGCCTTTTTCATTGGTGTTACGCTCCACACAGTAGCACAGCCCTCCGGAGGGCTGAGAAGTCGGTGGAGGATCAATTAAGTTTTCCTACAATGGTCCACCTCTCTTTCCGGGGTTCCATATAGGAAAAACCACCGCCAGATGATAGTCGCCTCGCGCCGGCGTTTCAGATGGTCGCTTGATCAGGCGCGGGATGAGGATACGCTTGAATTGTCCATCACCACGGATTCGGGCAACCCCCCCTGCCTGAATCCACGATGGACACGGGGACGACTGTTGAGTGTGCCAGTCGTCCCCACCTTTTTGGGTGGGAGCCAGCGGCCTAGTCGAACGGCAGAGTTGCGTCCGCTTTTTTGGCTTGCCTCGCTCTCGGGGCCTGCTTGAATGAACGGATGTCCTGAGTCAGCGGGAAATCGATTCGCTTTCCAGCCAGCAATTCCTTGATCGTCAGAATCTGAATCCGCGAGTGCTTTGTCCGCGCCAGCGTCTTCGTCTGGAAAAAGCCGGCGTCGGCGGCCTCCTTGCGCATCGCACCGGTCGGTGGTTCCAGCGTGATGAAAACTCCGATTGCCGCCTCCTCGCGCTCGACGACACCGCGCAAATCTCGGATCTGAGAGACGGTGACGCCCCCACCCTTGACGGAGATGACAACCGATTTTGTCTCACCGACCGCGTCGGTGATGTAGAGCCGCCCGTCGATTCCCTTGTCGGCACCTTTCTTTTCCTCCATCGGACGGGCGCCGACGAGCCCCAAGGCCCAATACTGGAACTGATATTTGTCTTGTTCAGCGAGCGCCTTCGCGCTTTCGAGGTCTTCGGGTTCGCCGATGACTTCGTACGTTTCGGCGATCTTGGGACCGAACGCATCGGCTAGTCGCACCTTGATAAGATTGATGGCCAGGTGTGTGATGTCGATGCCGATCCAGCGGCGCTTAAGCTTCTGAGCAGCAGCGACAGCGGTTCCACATCCACAAAACGGATCGAGCACGAGATCGTTCTCGTCTGTCGAAGATGAGATAATTCGTTCCAGCAGGCCCTCGGGTTTCTGCGTCGGATAGCCAAGTCGCTCATTATCCCCTTGTGCAACCAGCCACCGAACATCTTCATCGATGCCCTCGTCAGTTCCGTACAGCGTTTCTCGCGTATGCGGTTGATACGCCCAAATGTCCGGAATCGGCATGCCACGTGAGGTGTGAAGGTACTGGCGGTATGTCGGCATTGTACGGGAATCTGCCCCCGCGGCTTGGATGTATCCGGCTGCGTCGAGGGCGTCGAGCTTTGCCTGCGGTGACAGGTCGGGATCGATTCCCAATTCGTCGATCAGCTTCCCGGGTATTGCCCAGTGACGACCAACGGCGGTCGGATTGAACTTTCTCCACGGGAGGCCGCTTGCCCCTCCTCGTTGTCCCGCCCCGGTTAATGAGTTCGTCCAATATCGCCCCCGATCGTCCTTCGACTTGAAGTACCCCTCGACGTGCCCCTTCATGTATGGCCGGAAAACACGGTTGAATCGCGACGAGTCGCCTTTGGAGTAGAACAGTATTACGTCGTGTATTGGACCGAATCGCTTCGAGCTGTTGTGAGAGCCGGTGCGGCGCCAAATGATCTCGTTCCTGAACTTGTCGGGTCCAAAAACCGAGTCCATCACGATCTTGAGGTAATGCGATGCCGTCGGATCGCAGTGGAGATAGATCGAACCGGTTTGCTTGAGCACACGACGGAGTTCGATCAGTCGCAGCGCCATCATGCTCAGATATGCAAGCATGTCCGAGCCCCCGAGGAAATCGTGCAGGCCCTTGAGGGCTCTGGCGACACGATCGTGGCCGGAATTCAGAACTTCGTGGTACTCCCTCGCGGCTTCCTCATCCCACGTCCAGCTATCTTCGAACGCCTTGATCTGAGCGTGCGCCTGCGTGCCATCCTTCTCAGCGAAGAGCACGTTGTAGTCTGCGTCTGAATTGAATGGTGGGTCCAAATAGACAAGATCGACGGACTCGTCTTCGACGTATCTGCGAAGAATATCGAGATTGTCGCCGTAGTAGAGGAAGTTCTTCGGTACACGGCCCGGATCGGATTTGCGTTTTCCCATATCGATCCGCTCAGAGCGACAGTCTGGCTCGCCACCGCGATGGCCACCTTCCCCATGTCGTCACGGCGCCGTGGGCTCTCCGCGCAGCTCCCTGAATCGCGTGGTGAGTTTCCCAGCCTTTGATGCGTGGTCGACGAGTCGTTCCAATCTATCGATCCGGCCTTTTTCCTTGGGGTCAAGGTCCTTTCCTTGATAGGCTTTCTCGATACGTTCTCGCGTGGCCTCTTTCATCGATGCAATGCCTCCGCTCGCAACTGCGTCGGCGATCGTCGTGGCCATCAGGTCGCACTCGACCGCCGCGTCACTCAGGCACTTAAACGCCAACGATTCGCGAATGACGGGCGTAGCTCTGCCTTTAAGATCCGCTGCGGCCTGCTTGATTTCCGTTAGAAGCGCCGCGTCATAGTTATCGATCGGAACATCCTGATTTTCGACGATCACCGATGCGAAACGCCGAATGCGGTCAGCCTGCTCGAGCAGAGCGGCGTTTAAGTCCTGTGAATCTTGGGGTTGCGGCGCAGTGGCCGCCGGGATTGGCGGAGGAATTGCCGCCGGCTGTGACGTCGGCGCCTGCCGGCATGAGGCGGTCGACGCTGCGAGCACGGTGAGGATGATCAGTCGCGTTTTCATTTGAACCACGACGCTATCCACGCGCGCACCCCGCCAGTTGGACGCTCCGGCGGAAGGTCTCGTGACGGCGCGCCGCCGAGCGCAGACCGCAGCTCCGCAATGAACTCGCGGGCTTCGGCCGGCGTAATTCTGCCCGCTTCCATCTCTCGCTCGATGTAGTCGATTCCTGCGTTGGGATCGTCGCTGAGAATTTTTTCTGCCAGCTCTGCGGCGCCATGATCTCCCGTCATTTGGAGATAGTCCGCGAGAATTCCGCCCCCCGGCAGCTTGCCTTCGAGAGTGAACTCATCGTTTTTTGGGACGTTATCGTCGAGCATTTTCCCTTGACACCGAACATCACCCTAACTTATACTCGCGGCTGATCCGGACACGCCGGATGCCGCCCATTTGGACTCCTGCCGACGGCCACGGAATCGCACTCGCACGGACGCGGGCCGGCAGGATGGAGGGCGCGGTCCATGCACTCACAGCCAACCTTCGACGATCTCCGTCGTGCCGAGGCGATTGGTCGCATCGTCAGCTTGCTCCCCGCTTTCGACGATGAGTACCTTTACGATCTGGCCGACCGCCTTCGATGGCGGCTAGATCACGCTCGGCACGAGACTGAACCGCAGCTTCGCCTTTCCCGCTGTGATGTGAACGCGCCTCAAGCGCAACAAGCAACGGACGAAAGGAGTCGCAAAGAGCCCTTAGATCGCCCAATTCCAGTTCAGCTACCGCAGGTTTTGCAAGTTTCGCGATCAATTGGACCTGTCGCGCGAAATCAAGCCTCCCCACGGTCAGCGTAAGGATTCGAACGCCCGCACGTAACACAGCAGAGCGGTCTTGACCCGAAACATCCGTCCACTGGTCTAGCCAGGCGGCGTCTTCCGGATGCAACCGAACTGATTCGGGGGGCGGCGTTTTCTTGATTTTCTTCTCGCTCATAACCGGATGCTACCGAACGATTTAGCCTTGTGAAAAATGTAAACAAAAAATCGTTGTATTTTTTGTTGACGACGTGACGACATCGGATGTATGCTGTGTCAGTCATGTTTACAAAACCGACACGACGCGTACGGATCACGGCCCGGAACGTCCACGACGGGAAATCCAAGACGTTCACGCTCTACGACACGGACTGCGATGAGGTCATCAATACCCTCGAATCGTCATTCGCATCCGAGCAGGCCCCAGCGAAACGCACGCCCCGCAAGTCGGTCAAGCGATCAACGGTCTCAGCGTAAGCGAGTGGAACGCAGCGCGGTATGACGAATCACGGACGAAAATTCGGCGACGGATTGTGCAATCGCAAAAGATTCGGCTCAGGCCGAAATCAGGGGATTTGCAATGCGTCCGGGGTTTTCGGGGAAGGAACTCGCAGAGGTTTTCAAGGTGGACGTGCGGTCCACCACCAAGACGTCTCGTGCGTTCTTCCGGCTGCTCGCGGAACTCTGGCTGCTCGGTCCAGACAAGGTGTTCAGGGACTTCCTTCCGATTCTCGACGAGGTCGTTCAGGAACGATTCGAGCGGATCGAGTTGGAACGCCTCGAAGCAATGCAAACCGGCAGAGCCGATCGACCGGTTCCAGCCTCACGACCCGTTTCCGCGCGGGCCGTGCGGCCGTGACCGTGTTGGTCTCGGGTCCGGCGCGTCGTTTAACGAAGGCGACCCCGGTCAATTCTTGTCGCCCGTGTCACCGTGCCGTGGCACGGGCAACTATTCGAGGACAGAAGAATCGCGGCGTAGCGGTTCTGAGGCTGACGCAAGGGTGGCGCGTGGCCTGAATGAAAAGCCCCCGGCGAACTTGGCGGTCTGCCGGGGGCATTGGGAAAGGTTGACAGATCATGTCGAGCACAACGCTTCCAGTCAAGCGCGAAGCGCCGCAAGCGCCGGAAAAATCCGGACTCGCGAGCATCATTCTAATCCCATCCGACGAAGCTGGGGGGAAGCCAACAAACGCCCTCGTCAAAATGACTCCGAACGGGCTGGTGCGATCCATTCACGTCCGCGTGCCGCTGAGCGAGGCGAAGGGCGAGGTCTGGTATCTCGGCGGATACGACGAAAACAATCGCTGGAACAAGAAAGCCAAAGCGGCGATCACGGCCGCTGGCTACAACAAGCTCAATCTAGTTGGCGGCGTCAGCTTCGCCACGCCCGAAACGCTCGTGTCCGAAGATGGGAAGGCATCGAGCAATCCGTACTTTCATCGCGAGTCCGGCGAGCTGGTGTATGTGAAGGTGCGGCGGATCGGCATCGGCCGCAACGCGGCGGGCAACCTCGTCGCGATCGACCTGACCGTCACGTACAACATCCGCGACTACTTCGCTCAGGACTGCTTTGCGAAGTGGAGCGGCAAGAAATCCGACACCGCGACGGCTGGCTGGGGGCAAATCTTCGACGCCGAAAACATCCCCGACGAAGTGCGGAAGGACGGGCGCCGCAAGCTCATTCGTTGCCCGGGCGGCGTGGTGCTGTCGATCGACCTGACGCAGAAAGACGCGATCGCTGTCATTCAGGAGCACATCAACCGCCAGAAGTTCGCTGAGCGGAATGCCTGGACCATCTGCGAGCGAAACATCCTCAAGAAGTTCTACGCAGCCGCGCAGCTCCGGCCGACGGACCTGACGGTGCCGGTAGTCGCCTGGCAGACGGTCGATCGAGCCCTTGAAGAGTTGGCACGGATCGCAGCGGAATCGCGCGGCGGTCGCGTCACGGTCGGCAATGAAGAACTCGAAATCGAGCGGCAGAACGAGGTCGCGAACGACAAGGATGAAGTCGACGCGGCCCTTGCTGGTGACGCCGACGAGGAAATGCAACCGACGGAGCCGGACGGTCCGAGCGAACCATCAAGCATCGGCACGCCCGTTGATACACCAGCCCCGAAGGACGGCGGTGCGTCCAAGCATCTGGAAGAACTCCGCGCCAAAGTGCGAGACCTGTACGGAAAGCTTCCAGCGGAAGTCGCTGACGAGCTGCTCACGGCGGCGAATCTGAACGCTGGCATTGGGTGGATCGCGGCAGTGAACGCAGCGGGCCCGCTCGAAGCGGCTGCCGGCGTCCTCACGATCGACGTTGCGGGGCTCGTCGCGGACACGAAGCGAATCGTCGCGAAAGTCGCGGACTCGATCGCGAATCGGGATTTCATTTTCTGCCATCTGCTCGGAACGAAGGACACCAAGTCGACCGGCGATGTCGCCCCGGCCCGGGCAATTCTCGGGCTCAAGACGGCCCGCGCCATCGAGGCGGGCCGCGACAAGATCAAGGCCACAAATCACGACGAGTGGGCGGCGGCAATTCAGGACATTCAGGAAGGCTGGCTCTAAACGCGCCTGCGTTCTGGAACGACATCGTCAATCGACCCAACAACGGAGAGACGGATCATGCGTATCGAAGAGATCAACATCAACGGGATCAAGTGTCTCGACACCACCATCCGGCCGGAGCGATGCAATCTGCTGGCCGGCGAGAACGGGCAGGGCAAGACGGCTGTCATGCAAGCCTTGCAGTTCGCGATTGAGGGAAGGACTTCGCTCGGAGATCGGCCGGAAGCGACGCTCCAACTGGTTCGCGGCGGCGAGTGCTCCATCAAGGTGCAGCTCGCGGATGGGTTCGCGTTCGAGCGATCGCTGCGACGCGACGCGCGCACTGGTTCGGTTTCGCAGCGGCTGCTCGTCTCGGGGCAGCAGTCGGTGAAGTTGCAGGACACCGAGCCACTCGTGAACGCGCACGTCGGGCAATTCTCCGAAATGTTCGATTTGTCCCTGTTCACTGGCCTCTCATCCGACAAGCAGCGCTCGAAACTGTTGGATCTGTGCGGCCGGGCTCAGAAGTCGGCGGACCTCGATGTCGCAGGCATCGGGCGTCGGATTTCGATGGAGTGGCTCCGCCTCGAGCGCGGCCCCGGGACGGTCGCTCAGGCCGAGAAGATGCACAGGGGCGCCGCCGACGAGCTGATCGCCCTACTACTCGAAGATGTCGCGAAGGATCGGCGGGAATCGTTCACTGAGATTCTCGCGGAAGTGCGGGCGGAGATCGCGGGGGAACTGACGGAGAGCATCGGCTCGGCGCTCGCGAAGGCGAAGGCGATCGAAAACTCCACGAAGGCGACGTGCGAGCAGGCCAACCAGGCGAAGCAGCGGCTCACCGATCGCAAGAACACGATGCGGGTGATCGCTGCGACCGTCGAGGCCATGAAGGCGGAGCGGGCCAAGCTGATCGCGCAGCGCGAAGAGATCGTCGGGCAGATCGAGAATCAGAAGGGTCGCGAGGAATCCATCAGGCAGGCCGAAACACGGCTGCTGACGCTGGACTCCGAGATCAAGCGGATGGAAACCACGCTCGCGGGCGTGACCATCGCGGACGAAAGCGAGGCGGTGCGGTTCACTGAGGCGGCGGAGATTCTCAAGTCCGCGCCGAAGCATGTACATGGGGTCATCGGCAATTTCCGCGAGAGCGCGGCAGCAAGGATGCTGACCGAAGCACTCAAGGTCATCGCACGACGCGACGCTCTCATCAAGGAACTGGAATCGCCAATTCCGACACCGGCCGACATCAAGGCGTGCGAGGACGTTCTCGCCTCGATGAAGCTGCCGGAACTTCCGGATCTGACGGCTTGCACCATCGCCGCGAACAACGCTCGCGACGCCGCCATAACGGCGCGGACCAATCGCGACGCCGCCGGCAATCGGATGTACGCGGCTGACCGTGCGATGACGCTGGCAGAGCTGCAGATCGAGCAGCATGAGGCCGGGCCGTGGGCTCGGGCTCTGAACCTGTTGACGTCATTCGTCGAGACGATCCCCGACGATGTTCGCGGCAAGCTCGATTTCGTCGTGCTCAACAAGTTGCAGACGACGATCGAGGAAGGCGTCGGCGTCGGTCGCAGGGCGGAACTCGACACCGCGGCCGGCAAGGCTCGGACCGAATGCGAGGCGGCGAAGGCTGCTTTCGAAGCGACAGAAAGGACGCTGGCGACGGCAGACCGCGAACGCGATGCTGCAATCGCCACTCTGGTAGCTGCCCAAAAGTCGCTCAACGAGGCGAAAGCCGCTCAGGAGACACAGAGAGCTAGCATCGAATCAAACCGACGCACCATCGAGTCGATGCGTCAGGATCTGGCGTCCGCCGAATCCAAGCGGGCCGAAGTTGAGCGGCTCGGCGCGGAACTCATCCGCATCGAAAAGAACGCGGCCGAGTCACTCGCTGCCGACCTGACCCACAAGGCCAACAACATCCGCCAGTCCATCACGATGCACGAGCACAACGTCGCATCACTAGACCGCAAGCGGCAGGACCGCATCGCGGCCGAGAAGGCGCTGAATGAACTTCGGTCGGCGGGCGGATGGATTCCGAACGAGCAGCTCGAACAGCAGCGGAACGGAATCACCGATCAAGTCAACGCGATCGACGCCGACATTGACGCGAAGGGGAAGTATCAGGCCCTCGAATCGGAACTGGCCCGGGCGATCGCAGACACGGAGCGTGAGACGGTTCGGCACGACGTCGCGAAGCGGGTTGCACAGGCGATCCGGGCGATTCGTGACGGACTGATGGGCGAGCTGGTTCGGCCGCTGCTCGATCGGATCAACAAGTTCCTCGCCGTGGCCGCTCCGGGGTGCGTTGCGTACTGCGAACTCGAACAGATCAAGGGCGAGACGCGCAAGCCGATCTTCGAAATCGGCTGGGAAGTGGACGGGATGAAGCGCGTCTCGTTGCCGGCGCTTTCCGGCGGGGAAGCTGCTCTGTTCGGGGCCGGGCTGGCCTACGCCCTGGTCTGCATCGCGAATCCGCCGCTGCGGCTGCTGCTGATCGAGGCGGCGGAAATCGACGCAGCGCACATGACGCGGATGCTCGATGCGTTGCGGGCGGTCAGCGACGACGTCGGGAACATCTTCGTCGCGACCTGCGACGAGAGCTTCGCGACGGAGATCGAGGGCTGGAATCACGTTCAGTTGCAGCAAGCGGCTGCGGCGGTGGCGGCGTGAAACGCAAACTTCGATTCCTACTCCGCGAGATTCGCCGGTTCGAACTCGTGACCGGGTTCGTCTGCCTGACTCGAACAGTTACCGGAGCGGGAATCACGTTCGCGTTCGCCAACGTCGCCGCCGGCAAGAAGGCGAGTCTCACGATCAGCAGCCACGACCTGCGTCGCAGCGAGAACAGTATCGCGGTCACGCTGAATCATCGGTTCGCGGCGGTCAAGAAACTACTCGCGTCGCCGAAGTCGAATCGGGTCGCGGTCGAAGAGGTTGCACGATGAACGTCCCCTGGTCCCGAGACTGGCCCGCCACGCGCGAGATCACCGGCGGACGCACGTACTACCTGCTCGAACAGGCGGACTTCGATCGGGCGTGCGCGTGCGTGAACGCGATGGATGGCATCGACGACCCGGCGGCGTTCGTCGCTGAGGCTCAGAAGCAGTGGCCGGCCGGCGACGCGATGGCGGTTCAGAACTCAATGGGCGAGGGCATGAACAACGGAGCGCTGAAGCCGTGATCTGCACTTGCTCAGTCCATTGTGTTGAGTCCGCGTATCACGAATCGGCGTGCTGTGGAGAACTCGATTGCAAATGCGATTGCCACGGCAGTCTTGTTGTCGAGTGGACAGATCGGAATGGCCGAAGTCGATCGACTCGATTCAAGACTCACGCCGACGCGGCACGATTCGAGGAAGGCCATAAATCAACAGGTAGGCATAACGGAGCGCTGAAGCCGTGACGATCATCGGCCGTCCAGTTCGACGCGAGACGTTCGGCTCGGTTCACGAGCGCGGCAAACGCCGCAACGTGATCGTGATCCTTGAGCCCCCAAATCTCATCAGCTTCCGCGCGAAGGGAACGCGGCGGACCTACGCGCTTACGACTGATGCGTGCTGGACCTACGCAGTCAAGGTGCAAGTGGAGTCAGAGAAGGCGAGGAAGCGGAAGGAACGCGCCGAGAAACGAAAACGGAAATGACATCGCCCCCCGCCCGCAGCGACGCTGTTGAGTGTGCCAGCGGCCTGCGGCGGGGGCGACCCTTGAACGATCGGATTGAACGATGAAACTCACGACCGCCCAACAACACGCAGTTGATACCGACGCCCGCGAAGTGCTCGTCATCAGCGGAGCCGGCAGCGGCAAGACTCGCACGATGGTCGAGCGAACCGTCCGGATGATCCGCGGCGGTGCATCGCCGCTCGATTTCCTCGTGCTCACGTTCACCCGCCGGGCGTCGAACGAAATGCGCGAGCGTCTGGCTCGCCGACTCGGCGAACTCGGATACGACAACCCCGAGCGAACCATCGGCTCGATGCTTTGCGGCACGTTCCACTCGATCGCCCTTCGGTTTCTGCGGCTCGACGGCGACAAGCTCGGGCTCAACGGCCCGACGCTGACGGTGCTCGATCAGAAAGACGCCGACATGGTGCTCGAACAGGTCTGCCGAGACCTGGGGTACGTCAACGGCCGCTCATGGAAACACGATCTCTCGTGGTCGAAGGTCACGAAGTATCGCGAGGCCATCTATACCGGGCAGGCCGACGACTACGCGGCCTCGCCGTACCGCCAGCCACTGACCCGGGCATTCACTGAATATCGGCACCGGATGGTCGGGCTGAACTCACTCGACTTCGGTTCGCTGCTGCAGGAATGCCGGCGGCTGCTGACGGAGTACCCCGACGTACTCGCCAGGTATCGCGATCGCATCAAGCACGTCGTCGTCGATGAGGTTCAGGACTGCGACGCAACGCAATTCGATCTGCACGATTTCTTCGCTCCGCCGGCGACTTTCTTCGCGGTCGGCGACTTCCGCCAGTCAATCTACGGCTGGCGTGGCGCCCGCCCCGATCTGTGCCTCAAGCGGCACCCGAACGCCGAGCTGATCCAGCTTCGCGAAAACTTCCGCTCGGGCGCTCGGATCGTCACGGCCGCGAACTCGCTGATCGCCCACAACGGGAAGTACATGGCGGAGCCGATGGTCTCTGCCACCGGCCGCGACGGCATCGTCGTCGATGCGTTCGGCCGTTCCGCCGATGTTGCTCGTCTGCTGCCGAAGGTTCGATCGGTTCACGGATTCGCCTGGCGTGACGTCGCGGTGCTCGCTCGGAATCACCGGGCGCTCGCGCGGCTGGCGGACGCATGCCACGAGGCCGGCGTTCCGCACTACCGCGTCGGGGCCGGGTTCGACATCTGCGACACGGACGACTTCCGGAAGCTGCACGCTGCGATGCGGCTGTGCGTGAATCACGCCGACAACGTCGCGTTCCTGCGACTGCTTGAGACGTTCAACCTGACGCCGACGCAGTACGCCGAGGTCCGCAAGACTGCGGCCGATCGGGCGATCTCGCACTTCGAGGCGATGGTGCAGTCGAAGTTCGGCGAATGCACCGAACTCGAAACGCTCGTCGACATTCACGGTCACGTTCCCACCGAGGCCGAAAGCCAGCAGGCAATCGAGGACGTCAAGACGCTGGTTAATACCGGCGTCGCTGAACCGCTCCCGCTCACCCCCATCGGAGTAATCGGTACGGACTTGACCGCCCTGATGGCGGCGGTGTTCCCCGCTCCGCTCCCGACCGAGCTGTTCGATTTCTGGATGAAGCACTGCCAGGGGAAGTCATACGCCGAGGCCCTCGACTGGTTCGTGACGCGCGACGCTCAGGACGACGCGGCATCCGGCGACGTGGTCACGCTCAGCACGATTCACGCGGCGAAGGGGTTGGAGTGGCCGCTCGTTCTCATCGTGAACTGCAATGACGGCGAACTGCCGTCGTCGATGTCGATGCGAAACGGCGACGTCGATCACGAAGAGCGCAATGTCGCGTACGTCGCGATCACGCGGGCTCGCGAGACCCTGATTCTTCACCACCGCCGCCCGGAGGATCAGGACGAATCGCGAACCATCAAGCCGCCGAGCCGGTTCCTGGCGGAAGCGGGCGTTCTGCAATTAGAGGCGGTGTCATGAAACGAAACGGCGCAACCTTGCATGAAACCGTGTCGCCCGACCGTGCTATATCGCGATCGCGGTTGCGTCGTTCTGGACTGAGCGGTCGTGATTTCTCCACGGTGGTGCGCGGCCCGGCACGGCCGACTCGAAACGGTAACGGTCGGGACAGGGCCAAACTCATGCCGCGGACTCCGAAACAGGTCCGCATCGTCACGTTCATGCGCGAGTACCACGCCAAGTACGGCTACTGGCCACTGCTCTCGGATATCGCCGAGTTCATCGGCATCAAGAAGGTCACAGTTTACGAGCACCTGAAATTGCTGATCGGTCAGGGAATCGTTCTTCACGAAAAAAAGCACAAGTCTCGCGCGTACAGCGTGGCCGACGGCATCAAACTGCCCGCGAGCGGACCGACGCGGAGCGAGCTGATCGGGCTACTGCGAGAGTGCGTCACCGAAATCGAGAGCTGCGTCCCTCGCCCGCTGAAACTCGCTAGCGGTCGCGAAGTGATGCGCGGCGAGAACGCGGGGCTGATCGAGCGGGTCAAGAAAGCAATCGAAGAGTAGGAGCAATCATGCTTACGCGCGTAACGTTCACCGGGGCCGACGACACCGTCAATGTCGCTGATCTGTTCGACATTTCGAGGCAATATGGATTCGTCGAGTGGGGCATTCTGATCGGAAGTCACAGCGGCGAGTCGCGATTCCCATCCTTCGATTGGATCGAATCGCTGCATAGCTGGATCGGCTGCACAACCACACCGCCGCTGCTCTCACTTCATGTCTGCGGCCTGCCACTTCGGATGCTCGTGAACGGGAACGACTATCCGCTGAGCGAATCCAGGCGAAAGCTGTTCGACCGAATGCAGCTCAACTTCCACGGCGAACCGGTCACTCGGGCCCAAAGCACGCGGCTGATCGACTCACTGCTCGATCGCCGCAGCGTGCTGCCGGAAGTAATCGTCCAGCTCGACGGTGTGAACGATTTCATTCTCGATCGGTGCATGGATTTGGATCTGAACGCGAGCGGGCTCTACGACGGTTCGCACGGCGCTGGCATTCGACCCGAGAAATGGCCGGCACCACACAAGCGCTGGCGCGTCGGATACGCGGGCGGAATCGGCCCCGAGACCATTCACGACGACATCCGGGCGATCGAAGCGGCTGCTACAGGCACGTCCTACTGGATCGACATGGAAACGAAGGTCCGCTCGCAGCGCGACGGTCGCGACGTGTTCGATCTCGAAAAGTGTGTGAGCGTTCTCGAAGCGGTCATTCCGTACATCAACCGTCCGTAGGGGTCTAACAGGGAAGTCAATCAGTCACGGAGGATTGCCAATGTTGGTTCTCAGCAGGCAGCGCGACGAAGAAATCATGGTCGGCGAAATCAGTGTGAAGGTCGTTGACATCCGCGGTGACAAAGTTCGACTCGGAATCACCGCACCGCCTGACGTGATCGTGCACCGCAGGGAAGTGTACGACGCGATGAAGCGGAATCACGCAATCGCAGCAGCGAAGCAATCCGGCAAGTAGGCACGGACGTCGACCGTTGGCGCGGTCGGACAGACACGGAGGCAACATGGCGAGCGAGAAGCTCAAAATCCATCCCGTTTGCGAACTGTTCCCACCGATGAGCGCGGAGCTATTCGCGAAGCTCAAGGCGGACATATCGACGCACGGAGTGCGCGAGCCCATCGTGATTCACGAGCAGTTCATTGTCGATGGCAAGAACCGATTCCGCGCGTGCAACGAACTCGGCATCGAGTGTCCAAGCAGGCCGTGGGAAGGCGGTGAGTCGCTGACACTGTGGGCGCTCTCGAAGAACCTGCATCGGCGACATCTCACACCCAGCGAGCGGGCGGTAATCGCACAAAAAATGGTCCCGCTGATAGAGGCCGAAACGAAGGCTCCGAAGCCCCGCAGTACCCCCGCAACCGTCGGCCAATCGCCCCGCCGTACAAATGCGGCGGATTCCCGCGAGCATGAACGCGATGCTGTGAAAACCGCCGCGTCTGCGGTCGGAGTGTCGTCGCGGCTCGTGTCGCAGGCCGACGCAGTCGCGAAAGCCGCCCCCGAGAAACTCGATGAGGTCGCCGCCGGCAAGAAGTCTGTCGGCAAGGCGTATCGCGAAGTTACGGCGCCGACGCCCGCGGAGCCCAGCGATTCGCCGCCCACCGATGGCCGCGGCAAGCCGGTCGAGGACAGGAAACTGTGGGAGGCGTTCCGCTCGGAATCGCACGAAGAGATCATCCGGCAGTTGCGACGCGCCAAGGCGGACGCGAAGGCGCTCTGCGGAACGCCGCTCGGCGCACACCTGCAGCTCCAAGCCGTAACCGCTGACATCGACAACGCGATCAACGCGATCAAGTTCGCCGCGCCGTACGCGCCGTGTCCGTACTGCAGGGCCGACGGGTGCAAGGTCTGCAAGAAAACCGGCTGGGTTGGAAAGACGGCGTTCGAGTCCGCTCCCCCTGAGAACAAGGCAGCGATCTAATGAAACTGCGCGAATATCAATCACGATGCGTCGACGCCGTGCTGGACGAGTTCCAGCGCGTGTCATCAACGCTCGTCGTGCTGCCGACCGGCACGGGCAAGACCGTGATGTTCGCGCACGTGATTGATCGCATGCGGTCACGCGGCCGCTGCAAAGTGCTGGCACACCGCGAAGAGCTGATCTTCCAGGCACGCGACAAGATTGAGAAGGTCACGGGGATCCGGCCCGACGTCGAGATGGCATCAATGTGGGCCAGCGAACGCGGCCTGTTCGGTCAGAAGTCGCCAGTCGTCGTCAGCACGGTTCAGACGCAAAACGCCGGCGGCGACGGCGAGGGGCGCAAGGCTCGGTTCGATCCGGATGAGTTCATCCTCGTCATCGTTGATGAGGCGCATCACGCCACGGCCGACAGCTACAGGAAGGTCATCGACTACTACCGCCAGAATCCGAAGCTCAAGGTGCTCGGCGTTACAGCCACGCCGGATCGGCACGACGAGGAAGCACTCGGCCAGGTGTTCGGGTCCGTCGCGTTCGAGTACGGCATCGTCGACGCGATCGGCGACGGCTGGCTCACGCCGATCCGTCAGCAGGTGGTTTCGGTTTCCGATCTGGATCTGAGCCAGGTGCGGACGACAGCCGGCGACCTCAATGGTGCCGATCTCGCGAAGGTGTTGGAGTTCGAAAAGAACCTGCACGGCATGGTTTCGCCGACCCTCGAGATCGTCGGCGAGCGAAAGACGCTGATATTCGCCGCCTCGATCGCCCAGGCAGAGCGGATCGCCGAGATCATCAATCGCCACAAGCCGAACAGTGCTGAGTGCATCTTCGGGAACACCGAAAAGGACCGGCGCCGCGAGATCCTGCGGCAGTACGCGACCGGGATGTTTCAGTTCCTCGTGAACGTGGGAGTCGCGACCGAGGGTTTCGACGCGCCCGACATCGACGTCGTCGTGATGGGACGGCCGACGGAGTCGCGGGCCCTTTACGCACAGATGCTCGGACGTGGAACGCGGCCACTGCCGGGGGTTGTTGATCCGATCGAATCGCCGGACGGCCGGCGGGATGCGATCGCCGCGAGCGCGAAGCCCTCGCTGCTCGTTTTGGACTTCGTCGGCAACGCCGGGCGTCACAAGCTGATCCACGCCGCCGACATTCTCGGCGGCAACTACTCAGACAACGTTGTCGCGCGCGCGAAGCGCGAGATCGAGCGCAAGGGGAAGGATGCGGACGTTTCGGAAGAGTTGAAGAAAGCCGAGCGCGAGCAGCGTGAGGAAGCGGCCAAGTTCGAAGAGGCGAAGCGCCGCACGCTCAAGTTCGGCGTGAAGCATACCGCTCGCGACGTGAACCCGTTCGACGTGCTGGATTTGACTCCGGCCCGCGAGCCAGGTTGGCACCGCGGCCGAGAGCCGAGCCCGAAGATGATCGAGATGCTCGAAAAGCAGGGCATTCAGGATCCGGAGCGGCTGTCGTTCGTTCAGGCCGGCCAGCTCTGCGGCGAGATCATCAAGCGGTGGAAAGAAAAGCGGCCGAGCTTTCGACAATCGCGACTACTTCAGCGCTTTGGTTACGAGACGAAGGACATGCTCGGTTCTGACGCGAAACGTCTGATCGACGCATTGAAAGCGAATGGATGGCGCAGACCGCCGGAAGAGGCGGTCGCCTGAGTCGCGCTGGGTGCAACCCGCAGGGCGCGCAAAAGAAATTGCTGCGGGAGTAGTGACGGGCGGAAAGCTCGCGGTCACGAGGACTCAACACGACGGCGCATCGCCTAGACGTTGATTCGGTGCGCATCCGAGACCTCTGATCGGCCCCGGCGTGGCAGCCACACAAGGCGGCGCTGCGGCAAACCCTCGACCAACCGCTTTGCGACGTGGTTTCTCGGAAACCATTGGCGAAGGGGGGTGGGGGGGTAGTAGCCCGGGCGGGCGTTCTGAGGCGAATCGATGGTCAGGCCGGAAACCAAGTGGGTACGAGTGACACGCGCAGAGCCGTGCGTCGTGTGCAAGCGCCCCGATTGGTGCACTCGCGCTGCGGATGGCACAGCGGCGTGCTGCATGCGCGTTGAGTCGCCGAAGTCGATGCGGAACGGCGGATGGCTTCACCGCCTGAGCGAGCCACTTCCGCCGGCACCGGCGCCGCGACGAGTCACTCCGGTCGTGACATCGGAAATCGGCGAGTTGGCGGACAAGTACGAATGGAGCGTTGGCCCCGACCGCTTGAAGTTGTTCGCGAAAACACTGGGCGTCTCGGCTACCGCGCTGAGGAAGTTACATGTGGGTCACGACGGCGAGGCATGGACTTTCCCAATGAGAGAAGCGTCCGGGCGAGTCGTCGGCATCCGCCGGCGATTGCCAGACGGTCGCAAGTTCTCAGTAAAAGGTGGTCACGAGGGACTGTTCTTCGACCCGGCCGGAATCGACCTGCGCGACCAGGTGCTGATCCCCGAGGGCCCGACGGACACAGCCGCACTGCTGTCGCTCGGTTTCGCTGCTGTCGGACGGCCGTCGTGTCTCGGTGGCAGGGAGATCGTCAAGCAGCTCGTCGGGCGTCGTGACTGTGTAGTCGTCGCCGACTTCGACGAACCGGGCCGGCGTGGCGCGAAGGTGCTGGCGGGCGAATTGAAGCTGGTCGGGCGGGCCGTGCGAGTGATCAGCCCGGTCGCACCGCACAAGGACGTGAGGGCGTGGGTTCAGGCGGGTGCGAATCGGCTGATGGTCGAGTCGCTGATTCGGAACGCGGCGGTCGTATGAACGCGAATCTGAAACGAAGCATGTGGCGACGTGCGCGGCGAAGGATTCGATCGCTGCTGACCGAGCATGGCAGTCGCTGCCATTGGTGCAAAGAACCGATCGAGGTCGTGAACGTGAATGCGTTGCAGCGGGCAGGTCGAGGGTTGTATCGCACCGCAGGCGGGCGAATTGTTCGCGCCGCGACCGTCGATCACCTGATCCCGCTGAGCCACGGCGGCGACAACGACCGGCGGAATCTCGTACCGGCGTGCGAGCCATGCAATCACACGCGGCAGCCGAGTCCGCGAGCGGCCGGCGTGCGGTCAACGCGAGCGCGGACATTCGGCTCGATCTGCGTCAGGTGTCTCAGGCACGCGCCGATCGATGCGATGTTGTGCGAGAGCTGCAATCAGGAACTGACGAAGGCGGCGGTGGCGTGATGCACGTGCTCTACATGGACATCTCGCCGCAAGAAGCCGAGCGGATCGCGAATCTGCTGCTCGTGATCTCTCAGAAGGTGCGCGAGAAGCCAGCGGAGCCGCGGGGTCTGTCGCACGACGCGAAGTTCGCGACGAAGCCGACGGACGGTGACGAGGACGCCCGGGTTGTTGTGACGGTAAGGCGGGAAGCATGACGGCTGACACTGTGAAAGCCCGACCTGGCGGAATCGGCGGTCATCACCACCGAACGCCGAACCGCACCGACGAGTGGCTGACGCCGCCGGACATTCTTCGTGCGCTCGGGACATTCGATCTTGATCCGGCCTCGCCGCTTGTCAGGCCGTGGCCGACAGCAGCTCAGCACTTCACGAAGCACGACGACGGACTGATGCGAGAGTGGCACGGGCGCGTATTCCTGAATCCGCCGTATGGCCGAATGACCGAAGCGTGGATCGAACGCCTCGCCCTTCACGGGAATGGAATCGCTCTGATCTTCGCCAGAACCGACACAACTTGGTTTCACCGCCTCGTATTCGGCCGCGCAGATGCGGTGCTGTTCATGCTGAGTCGGATTGCGTTCTGCCGACCCGATGGTCGCCAGATGAAACACAACAGCGGCGGACCGTCGTGCCTCATCGCGTACGGCCAGCAAAACGTAGATGCACTCGGCGTCTGCGGAATCCCC